CGGGTCCACGGGCGGCTCGTCGAAGGTGCGGGCCGCGCTCGACCACTTGCGGGGGAAGTCGACGTCGCCACGGTCCAGCTCGGCGAGGATCTTGGCGGCGGCGTCCGTCGGCGAGTGCACCTCGTCGAAGGCTCGCGTCATATCTGAGTCGGTCATAGCTCAGAGTGTATGACAGGAATGATGGACGTGCAAGCTAGCCGCGCAGCTGCGTCTGCATCTGGACGTCCCAGATGTAGTCCCGGGTGTCCGAGATCACATCCGAGTCCGTGATGCCCTGCTCAGCCAGCTTCCGCTTGACCTCGTCCCGCAGCTCCCGCCTCGCCCGCTTCTGCCCAGCCTCCGTGGTCGCGTTCTGGATCTTCAGGCCGCCGGTGAAGTTCAGCAGGTATCGCAGCCGCTCCTGCGCCTGCTCGGCCGGGGGCTTGTTCGCGCCGGTCGAGTCCGGGAACAGCTCGCTGTACACGCTCCGCTCCGCGCCGGTCTCCGGGTCCGTCGACCCCGACGGCAGGAACCGGGCGAGCGCCGTCGGCGTGCCCGCCGACTCGGCGAACAGCTCACCCAGACCCTTCCCGCCCTCACCGAAATTCTGGTACTCGGTGAACGCCTCCAGCGGCGCGGCGAGCAGCGGGTTCAGCACATCCGAGCCGAGCTCCATCGCCTGCAGGCCGGCGCGCTGCAGCTGCTGGTCCGGCGTGCCCGGGGTGACGTTGAACGTGCCGAACAGGGTGTCCAGGGTGTCGATCTGCGGGCTCGACAGCGACATCTGCCACAGGTTCTCCGGCCCCTCACCGTCGTTGCGGAACAGGCCGCCGAGGAACGACTCGCCGCTCTGCGTCGGGCCGAGCAGCGCGTTGTCGACGTACGACGGCGTGCGGGGGTCGTCGGTCATCGGGCCGCCGATCGACTCCGGGTTCAGGCCGCCCGCCTCCGCCATGTTGTACTGCAGCTTGAACGGCATGGTGACGAACCCGGGCTGGTCGAGCGCGGTGCGGATCACCCGGGAGATGGCCTGCCGCACCCAGGTGTAGAAGAACACCAGGCGCCGGGCGTACTTCTGCTCGAACCGGCTCAGGGTCCGGATCGTCGGGTGGTAGTCATGTACCCGGGTCGCGGCCCGGCCGACGGCGTCGTCGAAGCTCGCGTAGGTGCCCTTCTCCAGCGCGTCGATGAAGTGCGTCAGCCGGGTCACGTTGTCGCGGTGCGCCGAGAACCGGCCGAGCGCCTCGTCGCCGCGGCGCAGCAGGTTCCACTTCGCCTGCGGCCGGAGCGAGCCACCGAGCTCGTCGACCATGTCGCGGGCGGCGGTGTGCGTGAGCGCGACGCCGGAGTTCGCGGCCCGTCGCCACACCTCCTGCATCGGCACCTGCTGCACGTCGTAGCCGCCGCGGCCGTTCTTCACCACGACACGCACCGTGGTTCCGGCGTACTTCTCGTCGAGCTCAGCGCGTCGGGCGTTCTGCCGAGCACCGCGGACGCTCAGCCCCTTCACCATCTCGTCGAGCTTCGACAGGTCCGCGTCGAGCAGTCCCCCGCCGGCCCGGATCGCCTGCACGCCCCGGTACGCGTTCGCCGGGTTCACGCCGGCCATCACCAGCATGCCGAGCTCGCCGAGCACGTTGGTCACGTGGTGACCGGGCCGCCAGATGGTGTTCGACGACTTCAGCACGTGCGTGATCGGGTCGTAGAACCCGGTGATCAGCTTCCCGGCGATCGTGTTCGGGTCGAACCCGCGGCTGGCAGCGAGGAACTCGTCCAGGTAGGGCAGCTGCTTCAGGATCTCCGGCGGGAAGTAGGCGTCGGGGTCGACGAACTTGCCCACGTTGCGGGCGTTCGCCGTGTCGACCTTTCGCCAGCCGGCGGCGTACAGCGCCTTGGTCGACTTGCCCGGCGCGAGCGCGGTGTGGCTGAACATGGCGGATACCGAATGCCCGATTTGCTGCGGCACGAGCGCCGCCTGGATGGCCTGGTGCGTCTTGTTCAGCACGTCCAGCGGCGAGCTCGCGACCGACGCCCACGCCCGCCACTTCTGCGCCTGGTCGACGAGCCGCTCGCCGGGGTCGACGGTGAAGCTCGCCAGGTCGTCGCGCAGGTACCGGCCGGACGCGTCGGCGAGGTCGGCGGCGGCCAGCCCGGACCGGCCGAGCAGGCCAGCGTCGCCCGGGTTCCAGACGTGGTCGACGAACTTCCACAGCTCCAGCGCCAGCATCGCGTCCTGCTCGCTGAGCGCGTCTACCACGCTGAACTCGGTGAGCGCGGTGCCCGACGTGTCCGGCGTGGCCCGGCCGGTGGTCAGCTCGGTGTACAGGCGTCCGCGGCTCCCCCACGCTTCGGGGCTGGTCGCGGCGAGCGCGCGGAAGATCGGGCCGTTGATGTGATCGATCGCCTGCGCGGGCGTGCGGCCCGTGCGCTGCGCCACCGTCTCGATCCAGTCATGCATCGACTTGGTGTATTGGGCAGCCTGCGCGAGCGTGCCTTCCTCGGCCGCGGTGCGCACCCCCCAGGTGTCGGTCATGCCGGTGCGGCCCGAGGTGCGCATCGCGAGCTGGTCGAGCATCTTGGCCGACACCCGGGCGTCGAACTCGCCGAACAGCTGCTCCGGCAGCTCCTCGCGGGTGTACCCCATCTCCGTCTCCACGGTGCGGACGGCGGAGGCTTCCGCGTCGGCGACTTCGCGCTCGGCGGCGCGGGCGATGGTAGCCCGGTGCGTGACGGCCGGGTCAGGCCGGGAGGTGACGTTCCCGGCGCTGGGGCGCGTGACCGGGCGGACCCCGGCGAGCCGCGCCGCCTCGCGCTCTGCAGCGGCTTGCTGGCGGGCCGCGGTCTGCGCGGGCGAGGGCTCGTCGAACGCGCGTGAGAACGTCCAGTCATGCTTGACGGTCAGGTAGCCGTCCTCACCGAGGATGCCCTTCACGATCGCCGAGTTCAGCCGCTCCGCGACGGACGCGGAGATGCGGTCTGATTCGAGCAGCGCCGGCCGGGCCGCTTCGGTCGCCCACGCCATCTGCTCGTCGAGTACGCTCATGAACGTGCCCCGGTCGGGATTCTCCCGCAGCACCGTGGTGAGCCGTTCGCCGGCGCGGGCGACGACGCCGTCGATGTAGCGCTGGTTGATCGCCTCCGCAACCGGCTTCACCCGGTCGGACAGGGCCCGGACCTCGTCCAGGTAGCGGGGGTCGGTCATCGCGTCGGCGAGCTCGGCGAGCGCGGCCTGGCCTTCCGGCTTCTCCACGAACGACTTCACATAGCGGTCGGTGCCGCGCTGCATGCCCTTCGAGGCGCCGATCGCGCGGTCCGCGATGGCCTTCGCGACCACGTCCGGGGTGCCGCCGGCGAGCGCCGCCTTCAGCCCGGTCATCACGTGGTTCGGGTACAGCGTGAACCCGTTCACGTAGCCGATCGCACCCTCCGCGGCCTGCGTGCCACGGCCGCGCACCGGCGCGAACATGGCCCGCTGCACGATCTCCTGCGGCAGCATCGCCAGCGCCTGCGTGGATGACGCCCAGATGTTGCCGGTGCCGTACGTGTTGTCCACCAGGTGCGGCCACATGCCCTGCCCGCGCGCCCACGCCTCAACGAGGTTCATGGACTCCAGGTAGCGGGGCAGGAAGCGCTCGCCGCGGGCGTCGCCGGAGGACTTCAGGTAGCGCTGCTTCAGCTGTGCGACGACGGCGCGGTGCACCGAGGTGGAGACCTGGTCAGTGTAGCTGGTGAGCGTGTTGCCCTTCGGCGACCCCTCCGCGGCATCCTTCAGCAGCCGGCCGAACGCGCGCACCCCGTCGTAGGCGGCGCGGCCGACGAGCTCGACCATCGCCCCCTCGACGTCGGCCGCGGTGAACTCGGCGGGCTGCCGGGCGGGCGTGACGGGCTTCCGCTGCGGGCGCGGCGCGGGCGCGTCGATGTCGGTGACCGCGGCGTCCGTCGCGCCGTCGAGCTCGGCGGCCACGTCGTCGGCTTCGTCCATGGCCTGGTGCGGGTCGATGGCGCGTGCCTGCTCGATCACCTCGTCGGTGACGTTGAACATCTCGTGCACCTGCTCCGGGGTGGGGATCTGCGCCACCGCTTCGTCGTAGGTGGCGGCCCCCTGCTCGCTGAGCAGCTTCTGCAGCGTCTCCGGCTTCGTGGCCCGGGTCTTGATCCCCAGCGCGGCCACCATCCGGGTCATGTCCTCGGCGGCCAGCTCGCCGCGCGCCACCCCGGCGAGCGCGTCACGGAACGTGGCGTACCCCTCGCGGTAGTCGCGGCCGATCGCGCGCTGCAGGATCGCTTCCTGGCGGGCCGGGTCGCCTTCGGCGCGGCGCAGCCGGGCGGTCAGCTGGTGCAGCTGGCGACCGGAGACGCCGAGCGCCTCCCGGGCCCCAGGCAGCACCTGGTCGACGGCGGCAGCGAGCGCGCCGGAGGAGACGACGGGGGTGGCTTCGCTGCTGCGCATGGCAGGCAGCTCGGCGACGGCACGCTGGCTGGGCCGATGCCCGCGCAGCGCCGCCTCGACGATCTCGCCCACGGTGACCCCGTATTCGGGGACGGCGTTGCCGAGCATGGGCGAGGTGGCCGGGTCGGCGCGGAGCGTGTCCATCGTGGCCTGCACGGCGCGCGTCTGCTCCGCCGCGGTGCCACCCTCGCGCTTCAGCCGGATGATGCGGCTGAGCGCCGTCTCCACGTTCGCGGCGGCGTCCGCGGTCAGCAGCGGGCGGCCACCGCCCGCGGGCGCGGCGCGGCCGGCGTCGAGCAGGCTCGCGGCGTCGAACTCGGGGGTGACGGTGCGCTGCAGGTCGGGCAGCAGCTCGTCGGTGGCGCGCACCACGGGCTGTGCCTGCCGCGCCGCGGCCTGCACCTCCTCCACCGAGCCGACCCGCTGCCGGTAGTCGGACGGCGTCGCGGGCAGCGCGCGCTGCGCGGCGACCTCGTCGGTGAGGTCCAGGTTCCGCGGCTCGAACGTGCCGGTGCCGGCCTCGTCGGCGACGAACGTGCGCTGCGGCTCGGCGGCCTCCTCCACAGCGTCATCCACAGCCTGGGGAGAACCCGCTTCCAGCTCCAGCTGCCGGGTCGCTTCGGGGATGCCGCCCCAGCGGGCGTCGAACTCCTCCGGGCTCAGCCGGGCCGCGTCCTTCCGGACGGTTCGCGCCAGACGGCCCTGCTCGCGGGCGTCGATCAGCTCTCCAGCGCGCTTGAACCCGCCCTCGACGCCACCCTTCACCGCGCCGCCGACGCCGCGCGCCGCCTTGCCGAGGAAGTTGGACCCCTCCGCCGCTGCAGCGCGCGCACCCGACGCGGCACCGCGAGCGATGCCCGTCGCGCCGAGCGTAATGTAGGTCGACGGGTCGAGGCCGATGTCCGCAGCGGTGCCGACGGCTCCCTGCGCAACGCCGCCCCACTCATCGCCGAGCGTGTCCTTCAGCAGCTTCTCCGTGCCGAGGTCTTCGAGGTTCTGCCCCCACGTCTTCGGCCGCTCGCCGTCGAACCGGGCCCCGAACCCTTCCGCGACGCCGCGCGCCGCGCCGCCGATCGCGTCCACCGCGCCCTTCGCGAGCTCGCCCGCGCCCGCGAGCGGGTCCTTCGCCTGCAGCGCCCGCTCGCGGCCCTTGATCAGCGACTCGCCAGCGCGCGCCGTTGCGTACGTGCCGGTGCCGAGCAGGTTCACCAGCCACTGGCCGACGTTCTGCGGAGCTTCGGTGGCCCCACCGTTCTCGAACAGCCAGTCGGCCACGCCCGGCGCGTTCTCGGCCATGTCGGCGGCGCCACCGAGCCCCGCCTTCCGCAGCGTGTCAGCACCCTGCTGCCGGCCCGCCTCGGCGGCGTTGTCTGAGCCGCGGCGACGCTCGCGCTCCGCCTGCTCGCCGGACGCGCCGGTGGCGGCCAGGTTCGCCTTGCCACGGGCGACGTCAAGGTCAGCCTGCGACACCTCTTCCTGGGTGGCGTCCGGGTACAGGTAGGTGCCGCCGCCGCCCTTCTTCGGCCGGAAGACTTTCGTCGGGGCCTCGCGGTCGCCGAACGTCAGGTCGCCGCCGACCCCGTCGCCACCCTTCTGCCACTGGGTGTCCTGGCGTTCCTGTTCCTTGCCGAACCGCTCCAGCACCTTCTGCTGTCGCTTCGCGAGGTCGCCGAGGTACTTGTCCTTCGCTCGCGCGTTCTTCTCGTCGGTGGTCAGTCGCTTCGCCATGCGCCGCAGTCTATCGACTGGGTGACAAGATCAGCGGTTGCGCCAGGCGGTCGACCCCTTGAACGTGGAGCCCTTCGGTCGCGTGTTGTCCGTGCCGGATTTCTTCAGGCCAGCCCGGACCCGCTGCGCGTACGTCGCGGGGGTCTTGTTCGCTCGGGCCTGCTCGTCGCGGCCCCGGTAGATGAGGCCGCGGATGACGCCGTCGGTCGGGCCGACGCCCTGGTCGACCTTCGGGTACTCCAGCAGTCCCTCATCGCCACCACCGGACCCGCCGCGGCCACCGCGACCACCGCCACCGCCGTAGCCGCCGGAGGCCATCATTTCCGCCCAGGCACGGTCCAGGTCGGACTGCATCTGTCGGCCGGATTCCTCCATGGCCTGCGCAGCGGCGTCGTTGCGCTCCCGGGCAATGCCGCCCGTGGTGCTGAGGAACGTGCCCCAGCCGGCCGCGGAGCCGGCCGCGTTCTGGCTGAGCAGGTTGCGCAGCGCGTCGGCGCGCGAGTTCGGCACCGGAGGCTGCTCCAGGCCGAGCTCGCGGGCGGCGGAGCGCATGCCGCCGAGCTGCGCCTGCGCCTGCCCGGCCATCGCCTGCTGACGGGTGGAGTTGTCGGCGGCGAGCTGCTGCGTGAGCGCCGCGTACGCGGCGTCGATGCCGGGCGCGCGGCCCCGGATCTGCCCGGCAGCGGCACCATGCCCGGCGGCGAGGTTCGCCTTCAGCGCATCGAGCTCCGCCTGCGAGGCGGGCATGGTGAGAGCCATCAGGGGTCCTTAGTTGATGCGCCCGGCGGCGTAGTCGCCGGTGAGCTGGGTGTAGCGGTCGTTCAGCGCGCCGCGGCCACGCTGCTGCAGCGCGAGTCGACTGGAGCCACGGTCACCGAGGAACGAGCTGAGCAGCTCGGCGATGCTGCCCTCCCGGCGCACCCCCTCCGAGTTGATGCGGTCCTGGTTCTGCAGCAGTCCACCCGAGTACAGCAGGCCGCGGCCGGCGAGGTCTTCGGCGGAGTCGACGGACATGTCCTGCAGGTCGGTCTGCAGCTCGTCACGCCGGACGGCCTGGTCGCGCTCGACGTCGCCGCGGAGCCGGCTGGTCTCGGCGTCGAACTCGCGCTCCTGGCGGGCGTTCTCCTCCTCGATCTGGCGGCGCGCGAAGTCTTCGGCGATGACCTGCTCCAGCGAGCGGCGGGGGATCGGCGCGGGCGCGGCGGCCCCATATCCGCCGCCTCCGCCACCGGAGTAGTCGCCTCCGCCAGTGCCGCCAGCGACGGGCGCGGCGGCGGCGATCGGGGTGCGGGCGGCGGGCGAGCTCGCCGGGCTGACCCGGGGGATCGCGGTGCCACCACCACGCTGCATGTAGGCCGGGGTGACGCTGCCGCCCGGCGACTTCAGGATGCCCTTGCCGGTGTAGTTGCCACCGCCGCCTCCGCCGCGAGTGAGTGCCATGATCGTGACCCTTTCGTAAGTCTGGCGTCAGTATAGGGCGCTGATCAGCGCCCGCTGTAGGTGGACGCGCCGAGGCCGGCCCCGCCGAGCGGGGTGGAGCCACCCGCAGCGACGGCGAATTTCCGGGACTCGATGCGCTTGCGCGCGCGCTTGCGCATCTCCCGCTCCTCGTAGCCGGCCTTCTCGACCGGCCCGGTGGTGGCGGCCGTCGACCGGCCGGCGCCGTACAGCTTCGAGCCGGTCGCGGCGGCGTTGGCGCGCACCGCACCGGACAGCGGATCGCGTGTGACTCCGAATGCCATGGTCTGCTCCTCTACGTGACCTGCTTGGAGACGCCGCCCTTGATGCGCACGTACGGCGTGATCGAGTAGATCCTAACGGGCGCGGTTCGCGCGGTACCGTCGCAACTCAGCGAAACCTGGTAGTACATGCGCATCAGCCGCGAATCCTGCCCCGCTTTGATCAGCGCGCGGACGGGGCTCGCGGCCGGGAACGACACGTCCGTCTCGTACTCGGGCAGGATGATCAGCGGGTTGTCGTAGTTGCCGCCGTCGAGCACATCGTAGGTGACGAGGTCCATGTCGTCGTAGGTGACGAGCTCGGTGGGGATCGCGGAGGGGAACGCGACGCCGGTGGCACCGTCGGCGGAGCGCACCTCGAACGTCCAGTAGAACATCCGCTTGTACTGCGCGGACTCGTCGAACGCGTACGACTTCGTGCGCAGCACGCAATTGATGTCCTCGCCGGGCTGGCCGGCGGGTAGCACGTCGTCGACCACCCGGTACACGCCGCGCATGCTGGCCGCGTTCACCCCGGTCACCGCGAGCGCGGTGCGTGCCGTGCCGAGCAGCGAGGTCTGCGGGATCTGCAGGAAGTGACCGGCGTACGTCGTCGGCGACTCCCACGTCGACCACGTGTTCGTGATGATGTCGTACGCGTAGGTGGCGCCGTAGTACCAGACCAGGCAGCGCGAGCCGAAAATCGACATCATGATCTCGCGCCCCGCGAGCACCGGCGAGCTCGTCGCCGCGCCCTCGAAGTTGATGCGCTTGTCGGACAGCGGGTAGTGCGCGTACTGAATGAACTGGTAGAACCGGCCCTGGCTGAACACCAGGTAGTAGTTCTCGTACGGGACCACGCAGTGCCGGTTCTCGGCACCGATCACCGAGTTCAGCTCCCGCAGCTCACCTTTGAACGGGGTGGTCGGGTAGGTCAGCCGCCAGGTGGAACGGTTGCGGAAGATGAGCAGCGAGTTGGGGTCGGACCGGATGTGCGTGATCCACTCGCCGTCCCCCTTCTCGACGTCGATGTAGTCGCTCGCCGTGGTCCACGTCCAGATGGACGTCGGCGTCGAGCCTGCGGAGGTGATGTTCGAGAACCAGATGCGGTTCTGGTTCGACGCGCCGCGCGCGCCGTACGCCCAGAACCGGGACTGGTACAGCACGATGTCGGCCGCGAGCGGCATGGTGGGCGTCGACGTCCACAGGCCGGCCTCCCAGTAGCCGCCCGCGACCGCTTCGGAGATGAGCACCACCTTGTTGTCGAACTGGGCAAAGCCGGACGCCTTCGACGCCCAGATTTCGGTGAACGTCTTCGCGAGGATGTCGTACAGCCACGTCTTCGCGTCGGTGGTGCACACCAGGAAGGTCTGGTTCGTGACGGTGACGTAGTAGCCGAGTTGGGTGAGGTTCTCACCGGCGACCGGGCTGGCCGCGTCGAGCACGACCGCGGGACGCGACCGGTACGAGCCGTCGAAGTCGAGCTCCAGGTTGCGCGCCAGGGTGACCTGGGTGTCCTCGACGGTCGCTTCCTCGGAGATGTTGTTCATGCCCGCGGTGAACGGGCCGAGCGGGTACGGCGTGCCGGGCACGGGTCACCACCTGTCGTCGTAGGTGATCGCGGGGTAGTACGCGGTGGGGTCCATGGTGTCGCGCTGCAGCTCCATGGCGACGGCGTCCTTGTGCTGCTGCTGCAGCACCTGCGCCGCCTCGAAGTTCTCGTCCAGCTCCAGCGCGCGCGCGTTCACGTACGCGACGAGCGCGTTGTAGAAGCGGTCGGGCACCGGCAGCGCCTCAGTGAGCGCGACCATCGGCGTCGGCCAGGCGGTGTAGTAGATCGTCAGCCCGCCGACGACGGACTCACCCGGGGTGGGCCAGAGCGCGAGCCGGCCACCGTACTCGGCGGCGATCGACGGGGTGCGATCCTCCCCGGCGCGCGGCGTTGCGGCGGCCACCTGGTTCAGCCACTGCGCCCACGGGATGACCTCGACGAGGTTGCCGCCGACCGTGATCGACGAGTAGTTCTGCACCCGGTCGGCGTTCATGAGCGCGTTCAGGTCGTACGTCTGCTGCTCGGCGATCAGGTTCGTGTCGAACACCTGCTCGTTCCACGGGTTCGAGGCGGTGATCTCGCGCGCGCCGTTGTTGATCCAGTTGAGGATCATGGCGTCGTTGATCTGCACCGAGCCGACGTCGCCGAACTGGTTCTTCACCTCGGTGGCGAGCTGGGTGCCGGTGCGGGTGAACGTCTCGGGCACGGCTCCTCCTACACGTGGCGACGAACGGACCGGACCTCATCGCTCAGGATGAGGTCTTCGCCGTTGATCTTATGGCGGATCGTGCTCTTCCCTGTGGAGGCGATGAACTTCATCTCCTCGCGCCGCGCCGCCATCTCCTCCTCGCGGTCCCGGATTTTCGCGAGCTCGGCGGCCTCGTGGCTGTCCTTCCAGAGTCGCATCTTCTCGGCGGGGGTGAGCTTCGTGTTGTCGCCGGCCGCGATCCGGGCCAGCACGTAGCCGGGGGCGAGTGGCGCCGTCTCCGGCAGCGTGAACACCCACTTCGTGCCCGCCGCGGAGGTCTCCTCCCACACGCCGAGCGGCATCTCCGGCTTGAACGCCGGGTCGCCTTCGGGGATGCGGCGGAGGCTGAGGTTATGGTCGTACTCGTTCAGCAGCCGGTTCAGGGTGCGCTCCGGTTCAGTGCGGAGCCCGTAGGCGTGGTCTTCGGCAGCACGGCGCAGGTTCGTCATGCGGCCAGCATACCTGTCATACGGTGCGCTATGCTGGGGGCACGCGCTGCCAGCCGGTTCCCCCGGCGGGCGCAGCACGTCGAGAGCCCGAGAAGGGCGGGCGTGCAGGGTCGCGACACCGACAGGCTGACGAGTCCGGCAGGACGCGGCCCCTCCTGGCACAAGCAACGCCCCCGGGTCCGTAGGGGAACCCGGGGGCGTTGGTCTTGCGGCTGGAGGCTTAGACCTCGGTGATGCCGGTGAGCTTGCCGAACGAGTTGCGGCGGTAGACGCCCACGTTCGCGTACTTCTTCACCGTCGCCGAGAGCGCGTCCTTGTTGGGGACCTGCTGCCAGCGCGAGCCGGTCTCGTCGATCCACTTCCAGTCGTCGATCTGGTTGAGGAACCAATCCTCACGGTTCACGCCGTACAGCGTGCCCTTGGGGCAGGCCCAGTCCATCGTGATCGGGATGTCCCCGAACAGGGACTGGAAGACCGGCGTGGTGACGCCGCCCTTCAGCTTGTCGGAACCGTCGTACCGACGCAGCCCCTGGAGCGTGTTCCAGTAGGCGTTCACCACCCCGTACGTGGTGAGGATGTCGGTGATCTTCGTGCCCTTCTGGTGGATGCCCTGCGCGAGGTGCGTCAGGTCCACCTCCGCCAGGGTGCCGACCGAGTTCTCCACGTAGCCGGCCTTCCAGCGCGGCTCCGTGGAGGGGTTGATGTTGTGCAGCGTGCTGGTCGTCGAAACGATCGAGCCGAGGCCCTCCCATTCCTTCTTCCAGTTCGTGGTGCGGGTGGAGCCGATCGCGCTGGCGAGCACGACCGCCGAGCCGACAGCGCCGGTGACCGTGCCGCCGGAGACGGTGATGGTCGACGCGACGGGGTCGATCGCGGTGATCGTGAGCAGCGTGCCGGACACCATCGCCGAGGTGGGCGTCGGGTTGCCGAGCGACGCGGCCGTGAGCACGTCGATGGTCTGGTCCTCCTCGAACCAGAGCGTCGAGTCCACGGTGAGCGTGGTTGCGGCCGTTGCCGACGCGGTGAGCAGCGCCAGCGTGCCGGTGCCGTCGCCGTAGAGCTGACGGTTCAGGTCGCGCTTCAGCGTCTCGATGATGCCCTTGACCTCGCGGTCCATCCAGTCGACGAACGCCTGGGCGTTGGTCTTGACCTGGGCGAACACCTGGCCGGTGCCCTCGATGCGGCCGTACTGGTACCGGAGGTACACGGTCGCGCGGGCGTCCTTGTTCTGGCCGGCGGCGGGGAGGTCTTCGCCCTCACCGCGGGCACCGATGCCCCAGTTGCGACGGGTGTGCACCGCGAACTGCGCTTCCTTGTTGCCCGCCGTGATATTCTTCGAGCCTTTGGACATGAGGTTCAGCGCGACGGTGTAGCTGTCGAGCTGTTCGTGGATGTCGCCGTAGCCGACCTTGAGGACGGCGTCCGCGACGGTGGTGTTCGAGGGCATGTGCCCCTCCTTCGTGCAGGGTGACTGGGGGAGAAGAACCCGCTGGCCCTGGCCCCGCACGAGGGGCTGTACTCAATCTCGATTCGGGCAGAAGTATACCGCCGCCTGGATGACAGACGACGGTATACGTTCTCGGCGTGTCAGCGCGTCAGTCGCCCGCGGCCAGCATCTGCTCGATCGTGGCGAGGCTGATCGCCTGGCGCTCCTCCATCGTGTTCGCCTTCGCGGCGGGAGCCTGGCCGGGCATCACGGGGCCGCCGGCGACGACGGGCGGGACGGCTGCCTTCGGCGCGCCGAACGTGCCCCCGGTCGACTCGATGAGCCGGCGCTGCGTCTCGATCGACTGCTTGATCGCATCCACCGGCGACATCCGCGGGTTCTGGTCGAGTGCGGCCCCGGCCCGGCTGGCGATGGTCTCCAGCATGGCGGGGTCGACGCCGGCCGACGCGGTGATCTGCCCGTTGGCGTGCGTGGCGAGCCCGAGCGGGGCGAGCTGGTTGCCGAGCTCGTTCCAGAACTCGCCGAGGAACTGCTCCTCCGCCTGCTGCGCGGCTTCCTGCTGCTGCGCCTCCTGCTGACGCTGCTGCTCGGCCTGCTGGCGCTGCATCTCCTGCTCGCGCCACTGCTGCAGCTCTTTCAGCTGCCGCTGCTCCTCGGTGAGCAGCGGGTCGGTCTCCTCGTCGACCTTCTGCTGCGCCTGCTGCTTCATTTGGGCGCCCTGACGGCGGGTGATCTCGCCCGCCTGGACCAGCTTGTCGATCTCAGCGGTCATCGTGTCCAGGAACCCGTCGGGGTCGGTGCGCAGCATCGTGCCGAGCTGCTCCTGCGCCTGGTAGGCGGCACCGAGCTCGGCGGGGGTGAGACCCAGCTTCTCGGCCTCCCGGTACAGCTGCTGCCAGTCGCCCGGCACCGAGCCCTGCCGGGCCTGCTCGATCGCCTTCTGGGTGTGCGCCTCGGACTTGCCGATCGCCTCGACGAGCGGGCCGCGCAGCATGTCGGGGATGGGCGCGAGGGCGTCCTTCCATGCGGGGTGCGCAGCGTAGTCGATGGCCTCACCGCCGGCCGGCTGCTGATCAGCGGGTGCTGCGGGGGGCGCAGCCGGCGCGGCGGGAGGGGTCTGGGGGGTGGCGTCACCTGCGATGTCGGTCATGCTGGTCCTTCTCCTAGGCGGCGGCCGGTTCGAGTGCGGCCTGGTCGCCGCCAGCATACCCCGATTCGGGGCCGGACTGTGTGGCGACACTGCCGGACGAGTCTGGCTGACGGATAGCCTGCATGAGTTGCTGCCGACCGAGCTGCTCGTTGAGGCGCGCGATGTGCGCCTCGCGGTGCGCGAGCATCATGTCCTTCCGCCACTGCTCCAGCCCCTCGTACTGCTGGGACTTCATGGCACGTTCGATGACCTCGATGTGCACCATGTGGTTGTCGAAGTCGTTCACGGGCACCATCGACGGCGTCGGCACGGGCACCCCGGTCATCGGGTCGACCTTCGCCTCCGGCATGACCGGCTGGCCCGTCATCGGGTCCTGCAGGCCCTGCTCGGCCGCCCAGCCGTCGTACTCGACCCTCGTGATCAGGTCCATCATCTTCACGTTCTCACGCTCAGCCTGGTCCTCGTCGACCTGCATGGTCTTGAACAGCTTGCCGAGGGTGCCGGCCTCGATCGCTTTCAGGCCGATCTCCGGCGGCACGTAGCCCTTGTCCATCCACTCCGTGACGATCGCGAGCCGGGCGGAACGGGACTGCGGCAGGCCGGTGCCGACGGTGACCCGGATGTCGGTGCCGCTGGCGATCTCCGACTTGGTCAGCATCTTCGCACTGACCGACTCGGATGGGCCGGTCACCTTCACCAGGCGCGGCTCGGCCCAGAACTGCACCATCAGCGCCACCGACTGCCGGGCCATGCCTTCGATGGCGGCCTCGATCGAGTCGATGGTGTTCGCGAGGTAGTCGTCGTCGGCTTCGCGGAGGATCGAGATGGCGCTGGCCGCGGTGTCCGCGCCGGGCGAGATGGCGCGCGACACCTGATGCTGGCCGGAGATGTCATCGAGCGCGGTCTTGATCGCGTTGATCAGCTCCAGCACGTAGGACGGCAGCTGCGGCAGCGGCACCGCCTGCGGGAACTCGGCGCCGAACTGGACCGGGATGTACGTGCCCGGCCGGGTGCGGATGCGCTCCACGTTCACCGAGCCCTGCCGGTAGAAGAACATGGGCGCGGTGGCGAGGTTCTTGTACTCGATCAGCTGCGCGAAGATGCGGTTCAGCTCGTTCTGCAGCGGGATGATCGCTTCCAACACGCTCATTCGGTAGAACCGGCCAGTCTCGACGGTGTAGATGTGCTGGTACGGGAACTCGCCGTGCTCGTACGGCAGGCCATTCTTGGACAGCGCGACGAGCTGGTTATCGACGATGACCACCAGGCCACCCTCGGGCAGCCATGGCGTGATGCCGGGCTTGATCCAGGTCTCCGTGACCCGCACCAGGTCCGTCGTGGTGGTGCTCGTCAGCGACGCGCCGGGCGCGTTGATCTCGAAGATTTCGGTGGCGTCCACCGTGGCGGGGTCCCAGTCGGCAGGCATCGACGTGCCGTAGACCAGCTTCGCGCGTTCCTTCGGGATATACGCCAGCTGGATCACGTAGGGCTGCTTTTGGATGTCGGGCTCGGCGAGCACCGGCACGTACAGGTGGAACGGGCTGACCGGCGTAGCGGTCACCTTCCCGAACACGGCGCGCGGCGGGGCCTGGATCGACAGCACCCCGAACGCACCGGGGAGCTGCTGGTTGGTCTGCTGCTGCTGGGTCCACGCGCGCATCGCGGCGGCCTTCGCGGCCGTGTCCTCGGCGGAGCTGTCGTAGAACGTCTTCATGAACCCGTTGCCGGTGATCGCACGCCAGTAGTTGGCCTGGTTCATGACCGTCGACTGGATCTTCTGCTCGGCGTAGAACCACTCCCAGGCGGCTTCCCCGGCACGGGCGGCGAGCAGGTCGGCGTCGTCGTTGGACGCCGGCTGGACGGAGGCCATCGGGTGCGAGCTCGACGTCTTCGCCATCTCGGTGCGCATCGTCGACTGGCACACGTTCATGGGGATGCGGACCCGGCCGTCGGGGAGGATCTCTTCCTTCATGCGGCGCGAGGTGGAGTCGTAGCGGGTGAACTGCCGCCCCTCGTACATGTCGATCGACTTCATCCAGATCGACTCGTACGGCAGGCGTGCCGACGCGCACAGCTGCCGCCAGCTCATGACCTGGCTGACCAGAGCCTTCACCTGGTCCTCCTCGCGCGCGCGGCGGAGCTCCTGGTCACTGAGCATGACCAGGAGCTCCATGTCGGTCGCGGTTTCCGCCTCAGCGGGCAGCGCGGTGAAGTCGCGCGACCGGATGCGGTCGACGATCTTGGCGAGGCGGCTAGGCACGCCCGCCGAGGAAGGTGTTGCCGGCGCCTGCTGCGGGGTAAGGCTGGTCACTGGTCACTCCCGAGAGGTTCATGATCGAGCTCAGCGCCTGGTCAGCGAGAGCGATCCCCGCCTGCCGTTCGGCTTCCGCCTGCGCATCCGCCAAGGCGAGGTCTTCGGTCGAAGTATAGGGCCGGGTGGCGTTCGTCTCCGGTTCTGAGAACGCCGCGCCGCGAACCGTCTGGTACGCCATTGGGTCTTTCGTGGCGATGACGGCCTGCGAGGTGGCGAGCAGGTCAGCGAGGGTCTTCGCCGTAGAGGAGACTGAGCTCGTCGCCGCCGTCACCGCTTCCGAGGTCGTCAGCATCACCTGCTGCGTCTGCTCGTTCAGGTGACTCAAATACCGCTCCTGCGAGACCGAGTGCTGCTGCGAGTTCTGCTGCAGAAGACTGGACATGAGCTGGTTCTGCGCTTCCTGCTGCTGGCGCGTCGTCTCGGACAGGAACGTCAGGCTCTCGCGGCTCGACTTCAGCTGCAGCAACAACACCACGAGCACCAGGCTCAGGACGCCAAGCAGCAAGACCGTCAAGCAGACGACGAACCAGGGGTTCGATTCCATCAGCGAATTCCTCCATCTTCTCGGTGATGTACTCGGCGGGGGCGTTCCGGCCCTGCTGGGCGACGGCGAGCGCGGCGTTCAGGTCGGCGAGTTGCTCGTTGGCGAGGTCGACGACCTGCTGGTGCTCGTCGGCGCTGATCAGCCCGCGCACGCCCTCCAGCTCGCCAAGGCAGACGGAGCAGAGGTAGGCGATGCCGTACCCGGGGATGCCTTCGGCACCCAGGTCGATCAGGTCTTCGTTGCGCGGGCAGCGGATGCAATGCCCGGGCCGCTCGTCGGCGCGCAGAACACGTGCGAATGGGCGAACCATTAGCCCTCCAGGGATGAGTACGAACTGGCGTCGGTCGAGCGCCTGTCTGACGAGATTGTAGCGTGAAAGGCATCATCGTGTGTGGCGATGTAGCTGCCGGCCGGTCGCATCGCCGCGTACGCCTCAGCCGGGATGCCACCCTCGTCGAGGTCCTGGAAGCGCTGCGGGCGCAGGTCCGGGATCGACATGAACAGGTACTTCTCAGCGTCGATCGAGTGGTTGTCCTTGTCGCGAATCTCCTCTTTCGGGTTCGCGACCTCCTGCTGCTTCAGGGTCTGCTTCGGCCGACGGGCCTTGCGCATCTCAGCCGCCAGCTTCGACGCATCCTCGGTCAGCTGCAGCCACGGTGCGCCGAGCTCGCCGGTCGACGCGGCAGGGCCGGCGGCGTGCGGGCGAGCCATCAGGTAGGTACGGAACCGGTCCAGGCCGAAATTCTGGTTCGCCGAGCGGGCCTTCACGATGCCGTTCGTGGCAATGCCGATGCCGTGCATGGCGTACAGCTGCTGCACCGACATGGCCGACGCGCCCGCGGCCTGGTTCTTCTGGCCAATCGCGGGGTCGCCGAACGTGCCCGCTGGCTGCCAGCTGGCGTCGCCGAGCGCGTCGCGAATCTGCTGCCGCATCTCGTGCACGATCTGCGCCCACTGGGACACGACGACGTCGGCCGCGGCGATCACCTTGAACACCACGACCGAGCCGTCGTAGTGCGTCGCCGTCCAGTTCCACGACGTCGGGTTCGAGAGTCCGTAGTCCATCGACTCCCAAATCTGCCACCCCAAGTCAGGCCGCCACCGGGACAGCGGCTGCGACGGGATGATGTACGGGTACACCTGCCGGAACTGGGGGAACACGAGCGACTTGCCGAGGTACTGCCCCTCGAATCGGAGCTTCTGCTCGTCCTCGCTGAGCACCTGGGTGAGCTCCTCGCGGGCCCCCTCATGCAGGTGGATGTTCTTTCGGGTGTCCAGCCTGGTGACGGACCATTCGGACAGGTGGCCGTCGGCGACCTTGTCGATGATCTCGTCTTCGATCCACTCCATCTGCTGGACGGGGGTCATCGAGATGGTCATGGTGCCACCGGAATCCAGCAGACGCAGCCGGGACTCGTCGAAGATCGGCTTCGGGGGCTCCTCGTCGAAGTGCACCCAGTCGAGCGCGACGATCTGGAACTTGTTCGGGTCCTGCTCGTAGCTCATGAACGACACCCGGCCGCCGTCCTCGAAGTAGAGCATCATCTCGGATGGCCGAAACGCCGTGTCCCAGGCGCCGCCGCGCAGCTTCGAGGGGGGCACCAGCTGTTGAAACAGCGGGATCGCACCCTGCATCACGCCGCGCTCGAAGTCGACGCCAATGAAACGGCCGACCAGGGGGCGCTCGGGGTACAGGTGCTGCCGGTACGGGTGCCGACGCAGCTGCACGAGCACGTCGTCCGCGGTGGACGAGAACGTCTTGCCGCCGCGGTTGCCGCCGAGGATGAGCCGGTGCCGGGTCTGGAGCTTGTGGAATATCTCCTGCTCGGGCATCGGCTTGTAGTGGTTGATCGACGGTTTCGTGGCCGCCTGTTGGAGGCGCTGGCCGAAAGCACCCAGCGCCTCCTCCAGGGACGGGGGGCGACGACTAGCCACCGAGCACGCCCTCCCGACGGTGCTTCGGCTCGGCCGCCGACGGCGTCGACTGCATGAACGTCTCGAACGAGACGAGCTCGCCGACCGTGATGGCCTTCTCTTCGCCGAACAGCAGATCGTTCGGGTTGGGGATGTCGAGTTCGACGGAGGTGGTGTCCATCTCGACGAGGGTAGTGGACGGGGCTTCCTGCCCCGGCACGAACCCCTGATCGGCGATCAGGTCGAGGAAGTCGCCGAGCTCCATGCGGGCGGTCGCGAACCGCCCCGGCAGGTAGAACCCGCCCATGATCTCGGCGAGGTCGGCGAGCCCGATGTGCACCCACCAGCGGCGGGCATTCGGGCCGCCGACTCCGGCGCGCTGCAGGACCAGGACGCCGTACTTGACCCCGGAGTGCAGGGCTTCCTTCGTGGCCTGGTCCATCCATTCGGCGAGTAGGGCATCGCCGACCTGGTTGGTCTGCTTCCCACCTTTCACTTCGAAAATGAAGTCGCCGCAATGTCCGATGTCGCCGAGGTCCTGGTGACCGGCGAGGGCATTGCGGCTGGCTTCGGGGAAGTAGGGCGTGATCTGGCGGAGAACTGCGGTCTCGGCTTTGGTACCGATTTGCTTGGGCTTGTTGACCATTGATGGTGCCTTTCTCTGAGGGGGAACGTAGGGTGACTGTATGACAGGTTAACAGGATGACTCCCGGCGTGTGGGGAACATCGCACCCCCCGTTCTGGGGGAAGATGACCCCATGGCGAATCAGGATGACCTCGGCGGCCTGACCGAGGATGGGATCAACGGCAAGACTCCTCCGTCTCCGAAAGTAGCGGACTGGCTGCACGGCCGGGTCTCCGTCGACAAACCGACCGATCTGCACCACCGGATCGGCACCGGCCAAGCGGACGCGGCCTCCGGCGCGCACACGCACGACGGCGCGAACTCGATGCCGCTCTGGGATGAGGGGGCCGACGTGCTCGCGAACCTGCCCGCGAGTCCGACGCTCGCGCAGGTGTCCACCGCGGTGAACGCGATCAACGCGCTGCTGCGCCAGAAGGGCGCCGGCGGGGCATGAGGAAACCCCCCGGCGGATTACGCCAGGGGGTTCCAAGTTCCTCAGAGAACTGGCTACTAGTCTACGGGCTGGGGCTCCGGCTCCGCAACTTCCTCGTCCCCTTCGGTGACGACGTGATCGATGCCCTCGAACGTGTAGTGGTCGGGCAGGATGATCTTCTGCCCACGCTGGACGTTGTTGTCGCCGTTCCAGCGTCCGTTCACCGACCGCAGCTCGGTGAAGTCGTGCAGGCCAAGGGTCTGCGCCACCTCCACCAGGGTCGACTCGTCCTGCACGACGTACCACTGCACCGGACGCCGCTCGACGCCGTCGTCCTGGTGCTTGCCTTCGGCGAGCTCGGCGTTGCGCTGCAGCACGTCGTCGAGGGTCTTGCCAGGTGCGGCGTCGTAGATCGACTCGCGGATGCCGAGCTGGCTACCCGCCCCCCATTCCTTCGACTCCGCCTCGGCGTCGCGCGACGCCTGGTTCGTCTCGCCATCGACCGCGGTGTCCACCAGGGGGCCGGCCTCCGGCGTGGTCGTCGCCGCGGCGAGCCGCTTCTCGAAGTCGGCCGCGGTCGGGTCCGGCGCGAACTCGGCGCCGCGGTGGGCGTCGCCGTTCAGCCGGGTGTCGATTCGCTCCTCGTCGCGCCGATCGGTGTCGTGCTTCTCGTTCGCGGGCAGCTCGCGGTACTCGCGGCCGTCGACCACCTGCTGCTCGGCGATGCCGACCGTGGGCGCGGACGCGGTGTCCTCGGGGTCGCGCCCCTCGGTCTCGGGCCGGTTGCCGTCGTCGGCGGGACCGCCGGGCTCGTCGAGCGCGCCGCCGCCGGCGGCCGGGGAGGCGACCTCGTCGTTCTCGGGGTCGGCGGGGTCCGGCTCGTTTTGAGTTTCATGCGGCTCGTCGCCGGGGAACTCAACCGAATCTTGAGTTTCCTCGGCGTTCTCGTCGCTGGCGCGCGCGGCGTTGATCAGCTCCGCCATCTGTGCCTTCGTGGTCGCGTCGTTGATGTCGACGCCCTCGTCGACGGCGATCGAGCGCAGCTCGTCGACGTTGTGCTTCTTCGGGTCGATGGTCTCGTGGTCAGCCATGCGAGCTGTGTCCTTCCGTGATGTATTTCTCGTACGCGGCCGCACGTTCGACGACCTTCTCGGGGGTCAGGATAGCGCCGTCGGGATCGAACGACCCGAATTGCTGCGCGAGCTGCAGCGCATTGACACGGATGTCGATGGTGTGCTGCGCGGGCGTCGAACCGGTCAGCACCTGGGTGGCGCGATCGAGCGCGGCGCGCTCGCGCGCCTCCTGCTCGCCGGCTCGGCGCTGGAGCACGTCGATGCCCTCAGTCGTCTCCGTCGATGCTGGTGTCGACGTCTCCTCGGGCTCTGCTGTTTCGTCCACGGGTCTTCCGTCCTCTCCTCTTGCGGTCGGCTGCACGCCGGGCTTCCTCGGCGAACAGCTCATCGGTGCTGGCTTCGCGCGCCGCGGTGGGCGCCCAGCCGTCCGGGTAGATCGGCAGCCACGGTGTGGCCTGGTCGAGCACCCGATCGTATTCGGGGTAGAAGGCATCGTTCGCGGCGTGCGTGGCGTTGTGGCACTCCGAGCAGATGATGTGCGTGTTCTCGGTGGTGCCGATGCCGCGGCTGACCTTCTCGTTGTTGAGCGTGTTCTTGTCTGGACCATGGTGCAGGTCGGTGGCCGGGTTGTTCACGCAGCCGATGATGCCGACCGGCATGAACTCGCCGCCCGCGTTCGCCTTCCCCGCCCATTCGCAGACCTGGCCGACGGCGATGGGGAACATCTTCGCCTGCCGCTTGCGGCCGGTGGACTCGGGATCGACGAGCTCGCCGATGTTCTTGGTCGAGCCCCAGGCGTCGGGGTGGATGTAGCCCGAGTCGCCCTTTTTCGGCTGGGGGCGCTCGCCGGGGTCATCCTGCAGGCCGGTGACCTCGGTGCCGGGGCCGAGCCCGTACAGCTCGGCGAGCGCGTTGTCGGCCTGGTGGATGGCGTACAGGGCTTCGCGGAGGGTAGCCTGGCCGCCACAGCAGCACTCCTCCTGGTCCTCCAGGATGCCGAGGGTGTGGCATTCGTCGTGCAGACCGACGACGCACCCCGGGCAGGCTTCAAGAATACTGACCGACATACTGGCCTCCGTAGGTGGGGAACGGGCTCGGCACGATCGCCTGCCGGACGCCCCAGAAGAACTGCTCGTCGCCTGCGCGCTGCAGCTCGGGGTGGATGGTGAGCAGCTCCCGGGCGAACTTGGGTTCGGACAGGATCGGGAAGATGCGGTTCATGTTCGCCCACTGCTGGTAGTCCTGGTATACCGATGTGCGAGCCGTTGCCATGTCGCCCTCCATCACCAGGCGGGTGTCGACGTAGCGCGCCAACGCGTCCTCCTCGATCCGGTAGCGCTGGTTCGCGGCCCGCACCGAGTCGGGCACCTGCTCGCCGTGCGCGAGGTAGTCGGCGGTGCCGTCCAGCATCCAGGCCAGCACCTGCGGCCCCTCCTCGGCGATGATCATCCTCGCCAGGCCCTCCACCTGCCGCTCCTCGGGGACCGGGTTCGGCATGTCGATACGCCGGAACCGGCGCCACCAGGCGGGGCCACCGGCGGTCAGCCCGGGCAGGTGGTTGAACAACGCCATCAAGCTCGCCGTGGTGGGGAACTCGGAGCTGTTCTCGTACAGCAGCCGGGCCCGGGTGGTGCCGTCACCGGTGAGCGCCTTCACGAGCTCCTCGTTGAACTTCGCATTCCGGGGCACCTCGGAGGCGATGGCGAGCCGGACGCCGCGCAGCTGCGCGATCTGCTCCGGGTGCTGATCGGAACGGGTCTGCACCAGGAACTGCTGGCCGAGCTTCATGCCGTAGCCGCCGAGCACGCCGAGCGCGACGTCGGCCATCTGCGACTTGCCCTCACCGCCGGACCCGAGGAACACGGGGAAGTGCTGCACGACCAGCTCGCCGATCAGCGCGATCCCGAACACGCGCTGCACGTACCGGATCATGGCCGGCTCGTGCTGGAATGCCCAGTCGAGCAGCGCCTGCCAGCGCGGTGCCGGCCGGGTCCAGTCAGGGGCGACCCCGGTGATCTTCGTGTTGCGGTCGGTGAGCGGACTGGCCTGCCGGAATATCCGGGTGCGCAGGTCGAAGATGCCACCGGGGGTGACCAGCTCGTACGGGTCGGCGTCCATCTGGTGCGGCAGCGCGAGCACCGCCGGGATCGTCTCCGCCCACTTCAGGGTCGCGGTCATCCGGGCGCTGTTCAGCGACTGCTGCAGCCATTTCTTCTCCTCGACGTCCTGCGAGGCGGCCAGGCGCTGCGTGAACAGGTCCTTCAGCGCCTCCCGGTGCGTGCCGGCAGCGTCGAGCGCCCAGCGTGCGCCGTCCCACATGTGCCAGCCGATCCCGGCGACGTTCAGGAACCGGCCGGCGATGGACTGCGCGAACAGCTCCGCGTTGCCGGAGTCGGTGTGCGCGGAGAAGATGAGCCGCTGCTGCGCCTGCGGGTCGATCTGCAACGCCAGGGACCCGGCGGCGCGCGGGCTGACGTCGAGCCCCGGCGTGGCGACGGGCTGCTTGGAGAAGATCGAGATGACGGGCGCGTCCGGCAGCGTGGCGGCCGGGTCGGGCTCGACCGGGATGACCTCACGGGCCCCGCCGAGGAACATCTCGGTGAAGTCGGCGTGGGTGTGCGAACGCATCTCGTCGATGAGCTTGGCGTTCGACCAGCGGCTGGCCTGCTCCGCGCCCCAGTGCATGGCGGCGGCGTACTCGTGCGGTTGCGGCTCGCGGACGGGGGTCTGCGACCGGCAGAGGTCCTCGTGCCGGGCTTCGAGCAGGGCCCGCAGCTCGCCGTAGCTGCGCTCGGTGAGGCAGCCGTACCGGACCATGCCGTGCAGCTGCGCGGCCCGGGCGAGCATCCACGGGTGCCGGGCGGTGACCTGCTGTTGGGTGATCTCGTGCCGGATGGTGCCGACGAAATCGCAGTCGTGGGTGGCCCAGTCGACGTCCGCCCATTCGATGACGGGGTCGGTGCCGATCTCCCGCGGCTGCGCGTCGATGCCCCAGTCGTCGAACACTTCGGTGAGCTCGGCGACGGTGAACGGTGCCCAGCCGTCGGGGAAGTCCGCGGTGACCGGCTTCGGGTGCTCCAGGTCCTTCCAGTTCACCGAGCCGGGCACCCGGAAGATGCGGGGCAGGTCGAACAGGGAGTCGACGACGCCGCCGTTTGCGGCGGCGAGCCGATCGGCGAGCACCTTGAACCGGGCGGCGATAGTGGACACGGCGGTGCGCGAGTCGGCGTCGGTAATGAATGCGTCGCTGATCGGCCAGTATGGCTGCAGGCCGTTGCCGGTGGAGACGATCGCGGCGGGCGGCACCCCGAGCGCGGCGGACAGCTCGGCGATGAGCTGCTCGGCGGCGGGGATCGACCCCATGCCGGTGTCTTTGAAATCGATGTCGACGTACAGCGCGTTGAGGCGGGTGATGTCGCGGGCGCTGGAGCGGCCGGCTGGCTTGGCGTAGCTGGTGGCGTTGATCTCGAACCAGACGTGCCGCTGGGTGGCGGTGCAGTTCGCGATGAAGTCGGCGAGCTCGGCCCGGCCGACGGGCGCGGCAGCGAACGAGGTGGCGTCACCCGACGCGAGCCGCAACACGTCTTCGGTGCGGTCCAGTCGGGCGAGCAGCTGGTCGAACTGCGTCGGGTCGGTCACACAGACTCCGTTCTCTGAGGGGTAGGGCGTCCAGAGCGGGAGCGCCCGACCAGCATACGGTCGGGCGCTCCCGTTTCTTCGGATCGACCCGCTGGCTACGCCTGGGCGGGGGCGGTCACCGCGGCCTGGAGGGCTGCGATGTACGCCTGGTCACCGGCGCGGCCGGTGTGCTGCGCGAGCGACTGCGCCGCGGTCTGCGGGTCGAGCCCCTGGGTGACCAGCTGCGTGATCGCGGCGAGGTCCTCCTGGGTGAGCCCGGCGGCGGCGGGCGCTGCCGGGGGCTCGGGCTGCACGGCGGGCTGCGTCAGCGCGGCGATGGCGGCGGCTGCCGCGTTCGGCTGCACCGGCGCGATCGGCGCCTGCTGCACCGGCTGCTCTGCCCGCTGCGTCGGCTGGATCGGCTGGCCGACCGGCTGCGTGACGTGATGCACCTGCGGGGCCTGCGGCACCTGCGCCTGGGGCGGGAACTGCGCCTGGGCGACGCCCCCGCCGGGCACCTGAACCGCGGGCACCCCGGGCTGGATCTGCACCTGCGGCGCGGCCTGGGGGGCTCCGCCGTAGATGGCCTGATCCAGCTGACGCTGCTCGACCGGCACGTGCGGGACGAACTGCAGGACCTCCACCTGGAAGATTTTCTGCGGGTTGCCCTTGCCGGTGTTCTTGAACTCGACCAGCGTGACGCGGATGTGCGAGCCGATCCCGATGCGGTTCGGCGCGTACTTCTGCACCTCGGTGCGGAACGCGGCGAGCATCTGGTTCTTCACGTACAGGGTGCGCTTGCCGTCGTCGGTGGGGTCCGACTGGTCGGCGAGGTTGGTCTGCAGCGTGACGACCAGCTGCATCGCGGGGCGGCCGTCCTGGTAGAACACCGGCTGCTTCGTGGTGAAGTCCGTGATCTGGGTCTGCCGGAGGTCCTCGCAGATGATGCCCTCGTAGCTGGTGCCGACGGGGGCGTCGACGAACCGGCCGTACTGGTCGTTCGTGCCGAACTTCAGCGAGCGCGCTCCGCCTTCGAGCAGCCCGTACGGGTCCTCGACGGCGGCGGCGGGGTTGATGCCTGTGAACTGAACCATGAAAATGTCCGATCTATAAGGTGGAACGATTGGATGATGGATTTGAATGATGACTTAGGCGGATGCCTTTGTCGTGTGCAAGTGTAGCTGGTTTCGTCAGCCCGTCAAGTCCCGCATGAACATGACTTCCTCGATCGCCTCAAAGCCGTCGCAGTCCCAGCAGGGCGACCCGGTCGGCTGCGCTTCGATGGTGGCCGGCCAGCCGATCATCTCCGCCATGTCGATCAGCGACACGAGCCGCTTCAGCCCGTCGAGCGCCACCTGCCGGTCATACCGGAACAGCACCGGCTTGGAGGCGTCGAGGTCGTCGTCGCGGGGCAGCGCATGCAGGTCGACGTGGGTGGGGTGCAGGCCGTCGAGCTCGTAGCCGAGCCCGTACGTGTGCATCTGCGTCGTGTACGCCGCCCCCACTTGCCCCTTCGCGGTCTTCTCCAGCTTCGAGGGACCCTGGAACTTCCAGTCCGACACCACCCCGATCTCGTCACCCGGCTGGTGGGTGCCCGGGTCGACGGGGATGGCGCGGCCGTCGGGCATCAGCACCCGCTCCTGGAAGTGCTTCTCGGTGAGCAGGATGCGGGTGAACAGGTCGCACGAGCCGTCGATCAGGTGCCCCTTGTAGTCGAGCACCTTCAGCTTCCGCTCCAGGTAGTAGATCGGCTGGCTCGCGGTCGGCTCCACATCCTCACGGGTGCGGGTCTTCCAGATGATCTGCCCGTTCGGCAGCTCCACCTCGACCTGCTCGAACATCCACGGGAACTTCTCCTGCAGGTGCCGCTCCAGGTAGTCGTGGCCCATGGTGCCGATCTGCGCCTTCCATCCGTCCGAGCTCGGCGGCGACGGCGGGTACAGCCCGGACAGCTTCCGGGCCACGCACTTCGGGCAGTCGCCGCCGATCTCGCTGATCCCGATCGTGGCCTTGCGGCTGCGCTCGGTGTCCATCGTGTCGAACACGAGCCGGTGCAGCCGGTGCAGGTGCTCGATCGCCGCCATGTCCGCGGCGACGCGGTGCTGCTCGGCGATCATCACCACCGGGGTGAACGGGCCGACCTGTTTACGCCTCAACTTGCCGGGCATTCGTCCTCCAATATCGTCGCTCCTCTTCGGTCAGGGTGTCGGCGCAGTCGCGGCAGATGCCGGGCGGCCGGTACATGTTCACTTCACGCTCGACCCCGCAGCGCGGGCAGGGTCGCATCGGTCGCTGCCCCACCTCGGGGGCGCCGCCCGTCGGGCGCAGGGTGCCGTACAGTGGTCGCCAGCCCATCACGCTGCCAGCCGCTCGAAGTCGCCGAGCATCTTCCGCAGGTACGCGACCCCCCGGGTGCCGTCGTAGCTCTTGCGCAGCGCCTGGTAGCGCTGGTCGGCCTGCGCGAGCACGTCGCCCATCATGGTGTCCTCCACGATGAGCCGCCAGTAGGTGACCTGGTGGATGCGGGACGCGCGGTGGATGCGGTCCTCGGTCTGCTCCATCTTGTCCGGGTCGTGCACCACGTCGGTGAACACCATGTCGTCGGCGGCGTCCAGGTTGATCGACGTGCCGATGTGGCCGGAGAACAGCAGCAGCCGCAGGTCGCCGCGCTGGAACCGTTCCTCGATCGCGAGCTTCTCGTGCAGCGGGGTGTCGCCGGACAGGATCGGGACGTCACCGAACCCGAGCGCTTTCAGCTCGTCCTTCAGCCAGGCGAGCACCTCGGTGAAGTAGCTGGTGATGATGACCTTCCCGAGGTCGGGGTTCAGGTTCTTCTCGTGGTGGCCGCGGGCCTCCAGGAAGTCTTCGATCCACCCGAGCACGGGGGAAGCGTCGGTGCCGGCGCGGCGGGCCCGCCATGGCCGGTTGTCGTACCGGTCCCACGTGCAGATCGACATCTGCCGGCCGTGCACGTACGCCGCCAAGCGGGCCGCGTCTGGGTCGAGTTCCTCGGCGGCGATCTTCGCCTCCAGCTCGGCGGCGAACGCCTCCTGCTGCTCGACCATGGCCGGGGTGATGGGCAGCAGAATCGCGCCCCCGTCGCCCGCCCACTGCTTCTCCGGCAGCCCGGCGTGCATCTCCGCCTTCGTGCGGCGCAGCATGTGCTGACGCTCGAACGCCGTCCACAGGGCCTCGTTCAGCGGGCCGCCGACATGCCAGTTGCCGTCGTCATCGAACCAGGTGCGCAGGTTGTGCCGCTCCCAGTTCCGATAGTTGCGGTACTGCTCACGCATCAGGAACTTCCAGTGCCCGTACCGGTTCTCGAACTTGCCGCGGTCGGGGGTTCCGGTCATCGACAGGCGCAGCCCGTTCGGCACACCCTGCACCTGGGTGAGGCCCCGCCAGAACTGGGTCATCTTCGTGATGTCGTCCTCTTTCGTAGGCAGCACCAGGTGTGCTTCGTCGATGACGATGGCGTCGTACACCACCGACCACAGGTTCGTCATCTTCGGCGGCCCCGTGGGTGGCCAGCGCAGCCCGTCGAAGTTCACGATCACGATCAGCGGCAGTTCGAGCCGGGCCGCCTCGGCGATCTTCTGCGCCAGGTAGTCGTTGCGTTCGGCGACGGACGGCGGCGTCTTCCGCTTCCGGCCCAGCGCTCCGGTGAGGTCGGCGACCACGACGGCGTACTGCGAGGTGATACGGCGTTCGACCTCCAGCGCCCAGGTCAGCTGGCACGCCGTCTTCGGCGCGGTGACGAGGATCGCGGATGGCCGCTCCAGCAGGCCGTCCAGCTGCCAGGCGAACATGACCTGCGCGGTCTTGCCCGCGCCGGGGTGGTCGGCGACGACGAGGCGACGCTGTTCGCACATGCGCAGCGCGCCGGCGACCTGCAGCGGCCACAGCCCGTTGGGGAACGTGGAGACGATGCTCATCGAGCACCTTGGTTCTGAGCCATGGGATGTGACTCCTCTCTGAGATAGCGTGTGGCATGGGCAGTCCGCCCCCGTGCACTTCGGGTGGTGTGTCGGGGGCGGACTGATTGGGGCCCGGGGTGGGTCACTCTGGGTGATGTTGGAACACGACCTCCAGATCAGCCACGCTCCCCACCCCGGGGGTCTTTTCGGCGTCGCTCACTTGAACAGCGCCCGTCGGGTCTCGGTGGTGGTGTACGCCCACTCGTTGCCGGGGATGTCGGGGAAGCGCGACTTGATCGCCTTCTGATCGAGGATGCGGGAGCTGGAACGCTTGTTCGTGAACACGAGCGCGTTGTTGACCTTCAGCTCTTCGGCGTCGCCGAGCACGTCACGGAGGGTGTCCTTGATCTGCTCACGCTCGGCGTTGGCGGCCTTCGCGATCTTGTCCAGCTCGTCGGCGCGGGCGGTGAGCTCGTTGACGACGATCGCCTTCTGCCCGGTCAGGTCGACGACGGTCGGGTCGTCGGTCGGCTCGGCGATGCCGAGCAGCTTGCGGGCCTCGTCGGTCTGCTCGGCGACGTTGAACACGGCGAGCTGGGCGATGATCTGCTGCGCCGCTTCGGCGGGCGTGAGGGCCTTGTGCTGGGCCATGGTTACTCCATTCTCTGAGGGGTGAAACTGTATGACACGATTGTATGACAGGTATCAGCAAGCTGTCAAGCGTACCCCTTCGCTTTCAGGTCCGCCCGCAGCTCAGCATCCAGCATGCCACCCACACCAGGCGCGACGAACGCGATCCAGTCGAGCACCTTCGCCGGGTCATGCACGACCCCGGCCTTCAGCACCCGGTACGCGCCCCGCTTGCCCGCGATGGGGTGCCGCAGCTCGACCTGCACCCCCTCGGGATGCTCGGCCACATGCACGAGCACGGAGTGCCCGCCCTGGCCGACCTGCACCATCGGCGGCACCTGCATCAGCGCGAGTTCATCCATACTGCACCCCCCGTGCTTCGGCCAGCTCGGCGAGAATCGCCGCCACCGCCTGCGACGGGGACAGCACCTGCCGGATGTCGGCCTCCAGGATGCGTAGCAGCGGGTCGATCTCGATCCGCTCCGCCGCATGCCCCGGCCACGAGGCGATCACGGCGGACTCGCCGGGAAGGTTCGATGGGACGATCTGGATCGTATACTGCGGGCGACGCACGAGTGTGAAGGTGTACGGGCCGCGGTTCGGCGCGACACCCGGGACCTGGAAGTCCTGAAAACCAAGTGCGGCGAGGCCGACCGCCAGTGAATGAGGCAGAGGGAGACGGACCGATCCAGTGACGCGCCCCATGTCACTCGGCCCCACTCACGTCAGGTTTCGGGCCGACGAGCCGCCGCCACCATGGGGCGTGCTTGGAGACGGGCTCGCCGCACCGGAGACACCGCCAGTCCCAGTAGATCGGGCCGGGCTCCGGCTGGTGCATGATGTCACGATCCATCGCTCAACCTCGAATCGTCGGATTCTGGGTCGTTCCAACTCCACCGAATTCCGGTACGCCTGTCGTGGTGCAAGCCCAGGTGGCCGGGTTCGCGGTCGCAGTTCAGTGCAGCCTCGCCAGTTGCCAGGAACCTCACGACGGCGTACTCCCGGCAACGCGCCGTCATCGCTCTGCCCCTGACCCGTGCGTTTCCGGGTGACGCTCCCAATGGTCCTCGCCCATCACGAGGCAGTCCTCGCAGTAGTCCTGCCCGTCGATGCGCATCCAGCCGCACGCCTCGGCGCGCATGAGGGCGTCGGCCTCCTCGGACCATGCGGCGTAGTCGTCGCCCTCGGTGGACTTCTCACCGCAGCAGTCGCACGTCAGCCAGTAGTAAGGCTTGCTCTGCACGCTCATCGTTCGTCCTCTCGTCCTGAAACTGTCGATACTGGGTTGACGTGGCCCCGCAGCGGCATGCTCAGCACGTCGGCGAGGTGGTACTCCACACCACGGCCCAGCGGGCGCACCCGCACGGCCGGGTTCAGCAGCCCGTCGACCCGGTTCTTGCGGAGCAGGGCACGGGAATGGTGGTAGAAGGGGCTCAGCCGGGCCGCGAGCGACTCATCGACCCAGACGTCGACAGCTTCCGCCTCGGTAGCCGCCTGCTCGACGGTCACCAGGTCGAGCTGCAGCCGGCGCACCAGCGGCAGCCGGTTCCAGTTGGCCGTCAGCCCCGTCTGCTCCGCGAACGTGAGCACGTCGTTCGCGGACAGCCGGATCGCCTCGTTCAGCAGCCCGGGCGGTTTCACGGCGGGCAGCTGCACCCGAGCCTCACCGACCAGGCGGCCACTGCGCACCCAGCTCCACACCGTGGAATGGGACACACCGAACGCGGCGGCCACGTCGGCCATGCCGAGCCGGTACTGCGCCGCGGTGGCTACCAGCTCGGGCGACGCCCCAGCTGGGACAGTGATGGGTTGGACCATGATCTACTCCTCATCCTCAATCTCGAACTGAACACCGAACATCTCGGCCAGTAGCTGCAGGTTGATCATCCCGGCCGGGATGACCAGCGCCTGCGGGGTCGCTGGCTCGACACCGGTGACATGCTTGCGGGCTCCGTCGATCGCGGCTTGCCACGGCGTCACTCCACTCAGGACGGCCTGCTCGGCGCGCACCGTGTGCACGGCGTACCCGCCCGCCATCTCGTGGATGATGCACCAGTCCCCCTTGGGGTCGCGGCGCACCAGGATCGGGCACCCCGACGCGGTCATGGTCATCGCGACCCGGTCGGTGTCGAGCAGGTGGTTGCCGTCCTCGTCGACCTCGCTGGTGAAGACGGTCATGACCGCACCTCCCCTGGGGGTTCGCCCACCTTGCAGATGTGATCGATGCACGACTGCCACGTGAGGTAGCGAGCTACCCGATTGCCCCGGAAGTACAGCGACCATCCGAGGTGTCGGCTCATCCGCCCGAGATCGCGGTCGTATACCCGCTCTTTGCGGATTCGCCAGGCGCTCATGACCGCACCTCACGAGCAGCAACCAGGGCGGCACGGGCCATCTCGCGCCAGACCTTCGCGCATTCGGCGCACTCGCATTTGTAGTCTGCGTCTTCGCCACCTGCGTATCGGCAACGGCTACCCAGGGCACACACGGACCCCCCGTGGGCGGACCACATCGCGTGAGCGGCTGCCTCTTCCTCGGCGTCGGTCACCTCACGGGAACCGTGCGCCTCGGGCCACGGAACCTCGCGCCCCTCGCGCTTCGAGCACAGGTGGCAGTGCGACGGCCCGAGGTGGGGCACGCAGTCACATTCGATGTGCGCGACGTCTCGCGGGTCAGTCGGCTTACGGGACGCCTGCCGCTCTTCGAGTTCCCTGATCTGATCGATCAGGCCGAGTACCACGTCGGCGTGATCGTTCTCGCTGAGGTCGTCCCAGGCGCACATGTCGTCGAACATCTCGCGGTTCTCAATACCGAGGAGACCGACGCCGCCACCCAGCTCCAACATCCGGGCGTAGGCCGCCGCTTGCTTCTCGGCGCGCACCCTCAGTTCGGCTCGTGTTTCCTCAGCGCTCATCAGCTCGCCCTCCGCATGTTCTCGTTCAGCCACTCAATGACCGCGACCACCGGGTACCGGATGGTGCGCGGGCTGGTCTTGTAGAAGGCCGGCCCGATGCCCGCCTCCCGCCACTGCTGCAACGTCGCCACCGCCACCTGCAGCAGGCCGGCCAGCTGCGCCGGGGTGAGCCCCTGCAGCAGCCGCACCAGCTCCGCTTCGCCGAGCCCCACCTGCTGGGCCAGCTCCTGCCGCTTGCCCTCCAGCCAGGTTTCCACGTCGCCGATGGCCCGGGTCACGTTGTGCACGGTGAGCCCGAACCCGACCACCGCCCCCTCGGAACCGAGCTCGCGCACCGCCTCGAACAGGGCCAGGCGGCGGTGATGCAGGGCCGGGGAGGACGGCGATAGCGGGGTGCGTCGGAGCCGCTCCAGGAACTTCGCCTCCAAGGCGGCGTTGTTCGAGCGCTGCAGCTCCACCTGCCATTCCGGGTTCACGGTGAACAGCCCTTCGGCGATGGCGAGCCCGAGCGCGGCGACCGTCTCCGAGTCGAGGAACTGCGGGCCCAGGTCGATGCTGCCGCCCGCGTTCGCGGGCACGAGGTTCCGCATCGTGACCGGCGGGAACGGGTAGTCCTCCGGCTCCAACGTGATCGGCGTCTCCTCGGCGCTCACGGCTGCACCCCCTCGGACAGGACCTTGCCATCGTGCTGCAGCTCGCCGCGGATCTGATCGTCGTCCCACTGGTCGCGACCCCCCGTGTCCCGCCAGGGGTACACGCGATCCTCGTTGGTGCGCACGTAGGTACGCTCGGGGGCCACGACCACCGCGCCCAGTCCAGTCGGGACCACGATCGGCTTCTCGTACGACACGGACAGGCCAGGGATGAGGCCATCGAACGCGGCGACGAAATTCTCCGGGGTGATGATCAGGGAGCTTCCCCTTCTCTGTGCCCCGTCGTTCCGTCGAGCCATCCAGATGTTGCCCGCCTGCGGCCCCTCGCCGGGGGATGTGGTCAGCTCCTGACCGAACTCGGCATTCACGATGCGCTCGACCATCTCAGCACCCCGCCTTCGTGATGATGCAGGCCATCGGCTGCCACGGCGGCGGCGCCGGGTACACCCGGAGCGGCTCCACGGCGGCGTTCGCCACCTGCCCGGGAAGGATGAACGCCATGTACGCGGCCAGCAGCAGGCAGCCGATCACCAGCACCCAGCTCAGCACCGCCAGCAGCAGCGCCATTCCAGCTGGGATCGGCCGGGGGGCCGGGTATTCGGGGTACGGGTCATGCGGGGTGGCGGTTTTGGTGGTGGTCATGGTGCGGTTTCTCCTTCGGTCTCTTCGGGGAGCAGGGTAGCGATGCGGTCGGCGATCTGCTGTGCTTCGTTGCGATACACGAATCCGACACCCAGGATGCGGTGCCACTCTTCCAGCAGCGCCCGCGGCACGGCGACGGTGTCGGGGGTGAGTAGGTCGGCGAGGGTGGCGGCCTCCACATCGGACATGATCAGATGCGCGGCGGTGACCTGCTCGTCGTCATTGTTCGCGGCTTCCGCGTCAGGGTCGAACACTTCGAGCCCCACCCAGCTTCCACCCGCGTCCACGAACCGGGACACCTCGTAGTCCCCGGCATGCGCGATTGGCACGCGGGCGTTCGCGGCGACGAGCTCGCGCAGCGTGTCGACCAGGTCGGACACGGTGAGGTCGGTGTCTGCCACGTCAGGGTTGGGATGGTGCACCCAGGCGATGATGTCGGGCAGGATGCGGCGCTGCCTGGACGGCTTCTCCTCGGTAGCGTACGCCTCCAGGAAAGCGTGCACGCGACGCGCCGGTGCGGGCAGCAGGTCAAGGTCAATGGTCTGCCAAGTCATGGTTGCATCAGCTCCAGTCAGCGACGAGCGTGTGCTGGTCGCGGCCTGTTGTGCGGTGCTCGACCGGCACGGGCGGTTTGGTCCAGTCGACGAACCGGGGCGTGACCGTGTCGGATTCGAGGATGCGCAGCACCGCCTGCGTGAGCGTCTCGTCGCTGCGGACGTCGGCGAGCACTGCGGACCCGTACACGCGATTCGGGTGCACCGGGATGGTCAGGCTTGGCGGTTCACCGAGCAACGGGAACCCACCTTCGCTGACGATCACGATGCCGGGCAGGTCGGCCTTTGTGACGGTGAAGTAGCCAACCTCGCGATTGGTCCAAGCGCGGTTCCATCCGGGGATGCTGACCTGCACCGTGCATCCGGCGTCGACCAGTTCACGGGCGAGGTCACGCAGTGACGGTGCGAGCGCTGCGAGTGTGCATGTGGCAGTGGGTGTGTCCATGGTCCGGTACTCCGATTCTCTGAGTGGGTCGGTGGGTGTGGGTCTAGTCAGGCTTCGGTGCGCTCGGGCGCACCGAGCGGGTAGGCGAATGCGCGGTACTCGTCGAGGTCGCGCGGCTTGTGCACGCCGCCCCATCGTGTGCTGTCGCTACGCCCGTACCCGTAGCGGCCGATCTGGTGACCGCGCTTGGTGTGCGCGGCGCGGCCGGACACGTAGGGGAAGGGGTCGCCGTAGGCGGTCAGCGCGGGGATGAGCCGCTCGGGCAGGTAGGTCCACGCGGTGCGGTCGTGGAAGTGCTCATCGTCGGTGTAGATCGGGTTGCTCGCCGATCCGACGTGCATGTACGGGTCCACCCGGTACAGGGCGGCGAGCAGCCATCCCCATTCGTCATAGGTGGCGGCGTAGCCGTCGCGCTCGGGACGCATCACGCCATAGCTTCCGGAGTTGCCCGCCCGCCGGCCGTTGTCACGCACGGCCGCTTCGAGCTGCACCTCGAACGCGAATTCGTGGATGGTGGAGCGGTGCTGAACGAGTGTCTTGAACGTGACGTGATCGGCGATGCGGCCTACGGCCTGCTGCGAGGCGAGCGCGTCAGTGATGACGAGACGGTTGGGGATTCGCGCGGTGTGGATACGCATGGCTGGGGTCCTGTTCTCTGAGTGGGTCGGTGGGTGGGTGGGTGAGTTCTACTCGTGCAGCACGGGGTTAGAGCAGATGTGCGCGGCGGGCAATGCCGTCGATTGAGCCGTCGCAGTGGATGCATGAGCCTGCGAGGATTGCGTGGGTGGTCGGGTCGCCGGTCTCCCATTGGAAGCACTGCAGTGATTCGATGCGGAGCGCGAGCGCCTGGCGGGCCGGATCGGTGCTCGCGGTGCGGACCGTGGGGGGCGTCGTGGTGGGCATGGGTCAGGCCTTCTGAGAGAAGGTGCGCGAGACATCGGCCATATAGCCATTGCCTACGGGGGTGATTGTCCAGTCGGCGGACTCCGCGATCGCTTCGGGGAACATGCCCGATTCGCCATCGTGTGCCCACACCACACCGGGGAGTCGGTAGCCACCCATCTTGCGAGCCAGCCACCACGTGACCGCGCCCATGCGGCCTTGGCGGATGTCGGCCTCTGCCATTGATCCGATGCCACCGGAGTGGGTGACGTGGTGTGGCTTGAGCTCGGGAACCTTATAGCCCTTGCCGCCGCTGAATTCGGCGAGTTTGGCGCGGAACGTGATGGTAAGCGATGCCATGAGCTGGGGTCCTGTTCTGAGTGGGTCGGTGGGTGAGTGGTGGCGGTTCTAGTGGCGCGCGCTCACCAGTGCGCGTACCCGATGACGACGTGCTCGTCGCCGGTGTAGCTGCCGAACTCGTCGAACCAGCGGACGATGACTGCGGAGAACGCGGACTCGGTTTGCCAGGCGTCGAACCCGGCGGCGCGCACCCAGTGCACAGTGCTGGACCCGGTGCCGACGAACTCAGCGAGGTCGTACCAGGCGCCGCGGTACGCGACGAACCGGGCGGTGTCGCGGTCGGTCGGCCGCACGTAGTCGAACTCGGGACGCGCCGCCTCGGGCAGGTCCCAATAGGTGACGACGGGGCGGGCGTGCCCATTGGTTTTCACGTGGACAGGGTTGCCTTCGAGGTCAAGGTGCGTGGTCATGGCTGGGGTCCTGTTCTTTGAGCGGGTCGGTCGGTGTGGGTCTAGTCAGGCGGCGACGTAGATGACGAACACCTGTCCGCCGGGCGTGCGCGGGTACTGGCGGGTGCGGGTAAAGAAGTTCGCACCTCTCGGGCCGAATGTGCGGCTGACGCGGTGACCGGGCTCATATAGGGCGAACATGGGGTGCTCCGATTCTCTGAGTGGTGGTGCGGTGTGGGTCTCAATGTAGTTGCAGGGAGCGTCGATTGCAAGCTTGCTGTCAAAATATACTGGTAGTTTTCTGCTAGCTTCCAGCCAAGCAAAATGGCGCTGGACGCTTGATGCTATCTGACAGAAATTTGAGCTGCGAAATGGGAGCTATCTGCAACTTTTTCGCATAATCCCGCGGGAGGTGTCAAGTAGCATCAAGCGCCCAATCGGAATCCTTCGAAATTCTTGGATTCCTAATAGTTGTTATCGGGCTAATGGCAATCGTAATTGCTTTGATAACTACGTCGATAGCTATTAGGTGGATAACAAAGTTGTTGTTGAAAATTTTGGAAGATTCGGATTTGACGCTTGATGCTACTTGATACCAGCCGCGTGAATCCGCGAAAAAGTTGCAGATAGCGTCTATTTTGGGGGCTGGATTCTTGTCAGCTAGCATCAAGCGTCGAAAAGGTGAGGATTTATAGAGAATGAGCATTCTTTTATATCCGATATGCAGAAACCAGGCCCAATCACTGTATGACAGGACGGAGCATCGGAGATGAGGAGCGCCAACCTCCGGCGCTTGCACGCGTCGACCAGTATGCATTTGAGGGCCCCGCGTTCCGGTTCCTGGGTATCTTCCACGGAGCCCGGATATCCTGAATGCCGATATTCACGTATCCGAGATACTGTGCTCACGGTGCCCTTGGCCGGCTGCCCGGGCGCGCAGCTGGCCGGCCACGCGATCCACCCGTTACGCCAGGGGGCATGGCGGAGCCCCCGAGCGTCGTGGTCAGCTCGGGGGCTCCGGTGTCAGTGCGGCAGAGTGTGCCAGATGATGAGGGCGGCGTAGGTCAGGACACACCCGACGACGAGCCGCCTCACCAGCGAATCAGCTGGCCGCCGACGTCGGTGAACGAGCCCCCCTGCCCGTTGCCCTGGACGTCGGCGTACCAGGTGCAGTTGCTCGAATCCTCGGTGGCGCAGGGTTGGGCCAGCTTGACTCCAGTGAGGGCGAGCACGGTCAGCAGCGACAGCGCCGCGATGCGAGCCAGGATGCGTACGTTCATGCGTCACGTCCGTAGCCGTAGCCGTCACGCTCAGCGATGATGGCAGCGGCGGAATCCCTGTGGCAGTACAGGATCACCCCGCCCTCTTCCTCATCCACGATGCCTACCGTGTCGCCTCCGTACGGCATACCCACGTCAGGCTGGTCCTGTACCACGCTGTCGTGAACCCAGAACCGGTCTACCTCGTTCATGCGTCACCGCCCATCGCCCGGTACTGCTCGCGTGCCTCGAACCATGACCGCTTCAGCTGGCGCTGCTGCTTGCGGGCCAGGGTCAGGCGCCGTGCCTCGGGGCCACGCTTACGGTCACTGTGCTTGCGGATGCTGGACATGGGGTCCTGCCTTTCTCTGAGGTAGCAGCAAGCTACCAGCATCAGGGCAGCAAGGGGGCAAGGGGGCCAAGCGATCCATTCGTTACCCCAGGTGGGGTGCGCTCTCATTCACATACTCACTCGATACCTACCCCTCCCCCTGGGGTGGGGGTGCACGTATCCATGTCGTCGGGGTCAGACCACCCCCCGTATATATATGCCCCGACTCCCTGCTCCCACATTGACCCAGCCTCAAAGTAAGTGACAGGATCGATGCACAGCACCCATCACTCATATGTGCTAGGATCGCAGTATGAGTACGAAGGACAACCCAGTGCGCCTGCACCGCCTGCGGGTGGGGCTGTCGATTGCCGAGCTGGCTCGCCGTCTGGGCGTGCACCGCAGCTCGTTGGTCGCGATCGAGGTGGGCCAGACCCGCCACCCGACCGAGGAGACCCTGCATGCCCTGTCTCGGCATTTTCAGGTGCCGAGTTCGCAGCTGTCCGCGGAGCTGGAGGCGTGGCATGCCCGGCAGGTCCCGGTGTGGACGATCCCGCAGCGCCGCATCCTGGCGCAGGGCGCCAGCCAAATCCCGTTGGCGTACCCGTCGTTCCGGGCGTGGCGTCAGCACCTGGGGGTACCGTACGCCCGGATGGCGGCGGCGATGGGCGTGTCCCGGAGCTCGCTCAGCGAGTACGAGGCGGGCCGCCGGCAGGAGATGCCCGACAGTCTGATGGCCGGCCTCATGCGGCTGGGTCTGCCGGCCGATGTGGTGCTCGCGCTCGCGGAGCTGCCGCCGTCGACGCCGGCCACCGACGAGGAGGAGTGATCATGACCCCGCTGGTGTGGTCGCTGGTGCTTGCCCTCTTCGGCCTTGTCGGCCTGATTCTCGCCGGCCGGCAGCTAAAGGTGGGCTGGCTGATCGGCGCGTTCGCACAGGTGCTGTGGCTGGTGTACGCGCTGCTGACCGGGCAGTACGGGTTCATCCTCACCGCGGTGGCGTACGCGGCCGTGTACCTGCAGAACTGGTGGCGCTGGCGCCGCAGCGAGCAGGCCGCGAAGGTGCAGGCGGCGCGCCGTGAGGATCTTGAGCTGGCGGAGGCGCGCGCCACGCTGGCCCGGATGCGGCGCCCCCGCCGCCTAGGCTCTGACGCATGAGCGTGCTGTCGCTGCCGGAGTTCACCCCGAACGAGTACGCCCGGATCGTGCAGGTGTGCGAGCGGCTGCACCGCGACGTGGGCGTGATCACGGCGGAGATGCTGCACGACGGGCTTGCCGGGCAGCCGCGGTTGACGGTGAACCAGGTGCGGGCGCTGCTCGGCACCGACCGGCTGGTGCGGACGCTGGCCGCCCGCGGCATCGAGTTCACGCCGCCGGACCAGTTGACGGCGAAGCAGCTGCACGCGCTCGCGATCTACGCCGACACGTCGGTGCCGATGACGCACCGGGAACGGTTGCGGGCGGCGAAGGTGACGCAGACGCAGTGGGACGGCTGGATGCGCACTCCCGTGTTCCGGGCGCACCTGGAGCGGGTCAGCGAGGAGCGGCTGTCGAACACGCTGCCGTTGGCGAACTTCCGGCTGGCGGAGGCCGTGGACCGGGGTGAGCGGTGGGCGATCGAACTGGAGTACGCGATCACCGGCCGGTACGCGCCGAACCAGAGCGGGCAGAACCCGCAGGAGCTGTTCGCGGCGCTGTTCGAGGTGCTCGACGAGGCCGGCGTGGACCCGCGGGTGATGGAGCGGGTGGGCCGGCGCCTGAAGGCCATCGCCACGCCGGGCTCTGCGCCGGCCCGAGTTGCGGAGACTGTTATGCTGACGCCGTCCGCCCCCCCGGCGGACCCGACCCCGCCGACGGTGATCCTGCCGGAGGAACCGGAGCTCGGCCCCTACGCCGTCCCCGAGGAGTAGCCGATGGGCACCCTGCCTCCCACGCCGACCCTCGGGCTGGTGCTCCCCGACCCGGGCACGGGGCAGCCGTATTCGCGGGCGACGGAGAACGGCTGGTGGACCAGCGTCGACACGGCGTTCGCCGCCGACCGGGCGCGGATCGGCGTGGTGGAGGCGGCCACGAAGCTGGTCGTCCCGCCGTCCGTGGTGGTCGGTTCGGGGACCGCCGGAGTTGACGCCAACGGTCTGATCACGTTCACGAACGTGAACAACAACGCGGTGCGCATCAACCAGGCGTTCATGGACCCCGAGGGCGTGTACGACTACGTCATCGACGTGCCGGTCGTGACCGGCACCGACGCGACCAGCGACTTCTACCTCTCGCTGGCGGAGGCCGGTGTGGTGCGGGGCGCCCTGACAGGCCGCAACGAGAACCACACCGACACGATCTCGACGGGCGCATTCGCGCTCGGCGCGCAGATGAACATCATGGAGAATTTCGCTGCGCTGAACTCGGGCTTCCGGGTGCACGGCCGGGTGTTCGAGGCGGGCTCGAACCAGCATCGCACCCAGCTGCGCTACGAGTTCCTCGGCGGCGACGGCGGTGTGACGTGGCGCCAGGGGTTCATCATGAACACGGTGGGCCAGTACGACCGCGACTTCCGGTTCGGTCTCGTCACCGGCGTGATGACCGGCACGGTGAAGATCAGAAAGGTGTTCTGATGACGCGCACCCCGGCAGGCGCATTCGACTGGGCATGGAACGAGGCGCACGCGCCGACGATCCGTTCCAACTGGGTCGGCTGGTGCATGGCACTGGTGTCCTGGGCGGGGCTGTTCCGGTTCTTCGAGTCGGCGATCGTCGGCGGGAACCTGTCCGGCCCGATGCGCGGCGACTACGCGAACGCCCCCCGCGGCGCCATCATCTGGTGGTGGGGCGTCGGCGGCTTCGGCCACGTCGCGTTCGTCGTCGAACAGGGGCCCGACCCGCTGCTGCTGATGGCCTCCGGTGGCTGCACCACCCCATGGGGGCACGGCATCGGCCTGATCCGGCTGTCCGAGTACCAGCGGAAGTTCGGCTGGCCGCTCAGGGGCTGGACGCTCCGGGTCGGCACCGAGACCCTCGATTTCTCCTCCACGCCATCCGGCGGCGGGGGCACCCCGATCCCCACCCCTGAACCGGAGGAAGACATCATGGCGAGCATCGCTGAGCTCGAAGCTCTGCTGGAGAAGCGTTTCGGCCCCACCCCGGTGGAGCTGATCCGCGACGCGACCCGCCGGGAGCTCCGCTACCGGATCGTGTACGACCACGCCGGCACGGGCGCCGCGTTCGACGACCCGCGGGTGACGCGCGCCGTGCTCGCCCGGGAGGCCCGCGGCGGCGACCAGCTCGACCTGATCGTGCTGGATGCCCGGCCGGCGGCCCGGACCGCCACCGTCGAAGCGAAGAAGCAGCTGATCCCGTTGCAAGTGCCGCCCGGTGAGCAGCCAGCCGGCATGCACACGGTGTCGTTCCTGCGGTTCGTCGACTCGATCGGCGGCAACCACCCGTGGGGCGAGTTCATCGAGAACGCGTTCGAGCTGAACGGCGGCGACACGGTGCAGGTGCGCACCGAGGGCGAGCACCCCTACCCCAGCCGGCAGCATGTGTGGGCCGACGACCGCCCGGTGACGATCTACCTGGACGGCGAGAAGGTGCAACGCTTCGGCACGTTCAACGGCCAGAAGGTGGCCTACATCGGCGGCCAGCCGCAGCCGCTGACCGCCCAGCAGGTGGCCCGCGCCGACAGCCAGGTCGGCGGCGGCCAGGCCTGGTACTAACCCTCCACCCCTACGAAGGAGACATCATGGACGAGCCCCGCCCGGAGCCCGAGTTCACCACCTACACCGAGGACCCGTACGCGTCGGGCGCTGAGAACCCGACCGTGAAGACGTCCGAGCCGACCGTCACGCTCGGCTCGGGCAAGGCCGTCGCGGCCGGCGCCACCGGCACCGCGGTCGCGTTCCTGTCCGCGCTGGGCGTCGCGATGCCCGGCGGGGTCACCGGCGAGGAATGGGTGGCGATCGCCCTGGCGACCGTCATCGGCATGGCCGCCGCGTTCGGCATCACCTGGGCCACGCCCACCAAGGTCACGTTCAACTCGTGAGCGCATGAGCGTCGCCCGCCGACCACGCCAGACCCGGCCCTCCGCCTGGGTCGACCTGGCCTGGTCGGCGGGCTTCCTCGTGTCGGTGATCACGATCATCCTGCTGACCCGGTAGGCTAATCCCGCCAGGGTCCTTGTCTCTCTGGTCGTGTTGTCGGTCGGGTCAGAGCCCCCCGAGCCTCCGCGGTTCGGGGGGCTCAGCCATGTACGCTGACCAGCATGAGCTACCCCGGTGAGTACGACTTCTACGTCGAACGTGCTGGCCTGGACCGCACCGCCACGCTCGGCGAGGCCAAGCGGGCCTACTTCCTCAGCCAGCTGGACCCGGCCCCGGCCGGGCCGCTCAGCCTCGGCGAGCTGGAGTTCGCGTTCTACGTGCAGGAGACCGGCGCTGACCCGGCGCGCGGCTTCGCGGCGGCCCGGCTCGACTTCTACAGCTCGGAGGTGCCCGGCGGCCCGGCCGACGTGGGCGGGTTGATGGCGGCGTACTTCGCCAACCCGCCGATCGCGGGGCCCACCCTGCAGCTCTACGTGAACATGAACCAGCTGTCGAGCTGGCAGTCGGAGCTGTTCGCGGAGGCGTCCGGGTTCACCCCGGACGCGACCCCGGTCCCGACGGTCTGGGTGGCGGACGCGGAGGCCGGCCCCTGGACCGAGGTGGGCACGCTTGCCGAGTATGACCCGGGCGACGGGGGCGACCTGCTGCCCGGCTGGTTCTCGACCTTCTCGCTGGACGTCATCGGCGGCAAGTACATCCAGGTGCGCTCGACGCAGCAGGGCGGCTTGGTCTCGAACACGGAGTCGTACCCGCTCGGCGCTCGGAGGGTGTTCGAGACCACGTCGGTCGCTGAGGTGCCCGTGACTCCCGGCGTGTCGACGGCTCAGCCGATGACCATCTTCGCGACCCTGGTCGACGGCGTCACCGACGACCGGAGCGTATTCGCGAACGGGTCCGATACGCATGTGATCTCGACGGGCCGAGCCAGCACGGGGACGACGTATTTCGGGCTGGTCACCCGCAGCACGGGGGCCAACGCCGGGGTCACGATCACCCTGCCGAACTCGCCCATCGTCGCGCTCGCGGTCGAGCGCACGGAGAACGAGGCTCGGCTGCATCTCTACGAATCCAATGGGGACTATTATACCAATGTTGTGGCGGTCAACGGCTGGCCGAGCGTCGGGCAGATCAACAAGCTCGCCGCCGGCGCGCACCGCACCCGGGTCGAGCTCTGGACCGGCGTGTTCGGCCCCGGCGTGCTGCTAGGTCGGCTGCGTGCGATCTGGAGCGATCTGCCCTAGCCTGCCTCCCTGGCCCGGGGACCTCGCTCCGTTACGCTGTCCGCATGGCTGAGGTGATATTCAAAGGCGGGCTCGCGTTTGAGCGGGACGAGCACGAACCGGCGAACACTCGCCCCTACGAGGGGTCAGCCCCCGGCGGGGCACCCGCCGCCGAGAAGAACGCGCTCACCGGCTGGTACCACGCCGACGGGTTCGGCGCCGTCGGCGACCTCGCCGTCGACAACACCATCCCGATCCGGGACGCCATCCTCGCCGCCAACGGTGACCCCGTCTACCTGCCGGAAGGGCAGTACCGGATCGCCCTGTCGATCAGCGACATCTCGGTGCGCCTGTTCGGCCCGGGCGAGCTCGTGCAGGCCCCGGGCACCACGCTGCTGAACATCACGCAGCCGTTCGGCGACCCGTTCGGGGTGACGCAGGGGCTCGTCACGTTCGGGCCCGCCACCCCCGCCGTCGGCGACGACTCGCACCGGCTGACCACCTTCACCACCGACGACGGCTCGTACGCCCGGTTCCGGAACGGCGACGTGTACCACGTCTCCAGCAACGACTACTACCCGTGGGCGTTCGCCGCGCTCGGCGGCAACACGGTCTGGAAGGCGTCGTTCGTCCCCATCCTCGGGGTTGGCATCGACGTCACCGGCCCGCAGGCTGCGCTCACCGAGGGGGCGACGATCGTCGGTGCGTCGTCGGGCGCGACCGCCGGCGTGCAGTCCCGGGTCACCATGGACGCCTCGAACGCCAAGGTGAGCATCGCATCCATGGACCGCGACTTCGTCGTCGGCGAGACCCTCCTGGTCGACGGGGTCAGCGTGGGCACCATCGGGGCGCTGTACGTGCTCGCCGCGGCCCGCCTGGAGGACTCGCACGCCACCGCGGCGCAGATGCGGAAGGTGCGCACCGACCTTCATGTCGACCTCGACGTGCAGGTGCGCGCGCTCGGCGACCCGGACGCGTTCGTCGGCACCGCGAGCCGAGCACCCATGGTGCGCATCACGGGCGCGTACAACGTGCGGATTCGGGGCATGGTCCGGTCGGGCTGGAGCCGCGCCTTCCAGCTCACCTCGTGCTACTTCGGCGACGTCGACCTGCACATCGAGGGGCTGCCGAACCACGCCCTGCTCGCCGAGCAGGGCTACGGCTACGGCCTGGAGGTGCGCGCCGCCACCGAGGGCATCCGGGCGCGGCTGTTCGGGCGGAACCTGCGGCACCTGTTCACGACGAACCCGACCGGCACCTCGTACGGCAACAACGTGTACTCGTATGGCACCCCCAAGCGCAACACCGTCTACGACAGCGTCGGCATCAACTGCTACTCGGCACCCTTCGACACCCACGAGGGTGCCTACTTCACCGTGTTCGACAGCTGCCGGGCTATCTCCTCCGCGAACGCCAACCGCTACCAGACCACGTCCGTCGGGTTCAACAACCGCGGCTTCGGCACCCTGGTGCGCAACTGCATCGCCGAGGGCTGCATCACCGGCTTCTCCGAGGCCGGCGTCGGCCTGCTCAGCACGTTCGTGTACCTGAACCGGTACGAGGGGTGCACGGCCCGCGACTTCGGGTTCTGGGGTTACTCGCAGTCGGTCGACGCCATCGACGCGAACAGCCGGATCGAAATCGTCGACATGGACGTGCGCGGTGACGGATCCGCCGCGAACGCCCCCTACTACCAGTACGGCTACCGGTTCCGCGGCGGGATCACCACGGTGCAGTACAGCCGGTGCTCGCGCAGCAACGGCGGCATGTGGAACGCGCTTGGGGCGGCGACCCTCACCCTCGACCACTTCACCGCCGACTACCGTGACACGAGCGGCGCGAACGTGATCGGCGGCCGGGTTGACGCCACCCTCACCCAGCTGGACATCCTCGACTACACCGTCATCCCGGGGCCGGCGTCACCGGCCACGGTGTTCCGCAACGGGGCGGGGAACACGGCCTGGAACATCGACGGCGTGCACTGCACGGCCGCCACGATGCCGCCGCTGTACGTCTCGAACGGTGGGGCGCCGACCTGGAACATCCGGGACCGAATGGCGCCGATCCGCCCCATCGGCTCGATCGGCAACGCGAACGTGACGCTGACGCCGCGGAGCTCGCAACCCACCCAGGTGTGCAGCACGCCGCTGACCGCCGACCGGACGGTGACCCTGTCGACGACCGCGTGCGTGAACGGCGACTCGTTCCGGGTGGTGCGTACCGCGGCGGCGACGGGGGCGTTCACGCTGACCGTGGCCGGGAAGGCGCTCGCGGCCGGGCAATGGGCGGACGTGCAGTACGACGGGGCCGCCTGGCTGGTGGTCGCGAGCGGGGCCCTCTAGGGGACGAGCACGCCGGGCGTGCAGGTGTACGTGTACGGCGGCGGGGTGCCGTTGATCTGGCAGGTGTAGGTCACCCCGAGAACGGTCATCTCCCACGAGTCGACCGCGCCTGACGGCCCCTGTTCACCGGCGGGGCCCTGCGGGCCCTGGGGCCCCTGCGGCCCCTGCGGCCCCTGCGGGCCAGGCTCGCCGGGAGTGCCCGGGGTGCCGGCGGGGCCGGTCGCGCCGTCACTGCCATCTGCGCCATCGGTGCCGTTCAGGCCGTTGCTGCCCGCTGGCCCGGGGCTGCCGTCGTTGCCATCCTGACCGGCGGGACCGCGGAGGCCGGTGTCGCCGCGCGGGCCGCGCTCGCCGACGACCTTCTCCGGCGCTTCTCCCTCGGGCTCCTCGCCGAGCGCGACGAGCTGCTCGTACAGCTTCTGGGCGTTCGCCTGGGAGGCGTCGATCTCGGCGGCGAGCTCGGCGTTGATGGCGCCCTGCCGGCTGGACTGTCCGGCTAGGAAGATGACGACGCCGATGATCGAGACGCCGACGAGCACGCCGACACCACGGGCCACCCACTCCCAGATTTGGGTGGCGTGCTCGCGGGTGAATCGGACCATTATGGTACCCCGATCAGGTTATTCAGCTGGAAGACGACCACGCCCGAAATGATACCGAGCACCAGCCCGAGTGCGGCGAGCCCCACCGCAACCCAGGTCTTCGCCTTCTCTTTGCGCGCCTCTTCGAGCTGCTGCAGCCGGGCGGTGCGCTCGTTGTCGATCCGGCCATGCAGTTCACGGTGCGAGGCCGTCTTCGCCCCTTCGAGCTCCTGCTCGGAGCGTTTCAGTTCGGCGATCTCCGAGCCCTGGTCGCTGAACTGCTTCGCGGTGGCTTCCTGCCCGAGTCGGTACACTTCGACGGAGACGTAGCTGCGCTTGATGGTGTCGAGCTCGCGTTGGGTGGTGTCCTCGTGCCGCTGCAGCCGGCGGGAGAGTTCACCGAGGGTCACGTCGTCACTCATGCTGACCCTCCGGTTCTCACAGGGGAAACGATACAGGCCGTGACCAGCGAATCCTGGTCACGGCCTGTCCTCGTGTCGGGGGACTCAGCGAGCCTTCAGTGCCACCGATCGCACCTCGGTGGGCAGCAGAATCTCGCGGATCCGACTGGGGGGCGCGTCGCTGTGGGCCGACGGGCGCTGCCAGGCGGGCCGCACGCGGCCGATCGAGCCCGCGGTGACACCGTGAGCCCGGCGTCTCCGTTTGAGGTCGGCAGCGGCCCGCCTCTGCTCTGCGACGTAGAAACTCACAGCTCCTCCAATCGGGGCCGGCCGGCCGCCACCCACTCGTCGTAGGGGCAGCCGACCACGTACAGCGTGTAGATCGCCAGCGCGACGCCGAGCAGCAGCTGCAGCATCATGCGAACTCCCTCCGCAGCCGCCCCAGCGCCTCGGTGACTGAGTCGTTCGTCATCGTGTCCAGGTCGGTCGTCTGCACGAACTCCTCGAATCGATCGAACACCCGGTCGATCTCGGCGTGCAGCACCCGCTCCTGCTCGGCGCCGATCTGGATCAGCGCGAGCAGCCGCTTCGTCTCGTAGTCGAAGTCGACGTCGCCGTCGGGCAGCTGGTAACCGCGCCCGATGTAGCGCAGGTGCACGAGGTCGACGATCGGCACGTCGTCATCGTACGTCTGCTCCTGGATCACCGAGTCGGAACCCTGGATACGGTCGAACACCTGGATGGCGCCGATCCGCGGGGCGGCCGGCGCATGCTCCAGCGCCGCGCCATCGAGCGTCGTCTTCCGCTCCACGGCGAGCACCGCGTACGCGAACCGCACCGGGCCGGGCTTCTCAGTCATCGGTCGCCACTCCCTCCGGCTCGACGAGCCCGGTCTGCAGCGCAACGCGCTTGCGCACCTCGGCGGCGGCTTCACGCGTACGATCCAGCACGATCGCGCCCCATTCACCGGACGCCAACTGCTGACTCGTGACAGCAATGCTGGTCTGCACCACGTAGCCGATGGTGAACAGGTAGCTGTCCGACTCCAGGTGCGGGGTGATTACCTGCACGTGCGCGCCGGGCAGGACCTCGCCGATGACCTCGTTGATCAGCTGCTCCGCCGGGCCATTCTGGGCGCGGCGTGCCGCGAGTCCGGCGCTCATGAGCGCTCCTCGAACTCGGCCGGGAACGCCTTGTCGTCGAGCACGCGGAACGAGCCGTCGTCGAGCTTCACGATCCAGTCACCCGCCCACACGGCGGGGCCGTTCACGGCGACCATCTGCAGGTGGTCGGCTTCCTGGTCCGTCTCGGCGATGTACCGGAACGTGGCCGACCCGACCGCCCAGCGGACGATCTCGACGGCGGAGTCACGGCCGCCGCGGAACTGGATCGCCTCACCGTTGCGGGGCCGGGTGCGGACGGTGACCGCCGACTCGGGCTTCGGCATGCTGGCGGCGAGCTCGCGGCCGTCGGCGACGACCTGCACCTGGTATTTGCCGGATGCGGTGATCACGAAATCGTCACCCCAGGTGGCGGTGACGAGGATCGCGGGGATACCGGTGGGTGGCAGCTCCGGGATGGTGTTCATGACGGTCGCTCGGAACGGCTCAGCGACGCCCTCGCCGGAGATCATGACGGTCGACCCGGGGGCGATGTCCTCGAACTTCTGCGGGTAGTCGCTGGGCTGCTTGGCGACGCCGAGGCCCTGGACGGGGGAGATGCCGGTGCCGGGCAGCGGCGCGTTCATGGCGAGGTTCATTCGGGGGCTCCATTCATGGGGTGGGTGTCCTCGTCGACGATCGACCGAGCGTGGGGGGTTTCTTGGGGCGGCCGGGGCAGGCGCGACGCCGCGTTGTCGGCGAGGATGATCGCCTTGTTCGTCCAGAACAGGGCTTCCTCCAGGTGGGTGAACGCGAGCGACTTCTCGCGCGAATCGGGCGCGACCTCGTCGATCATGTCGGCGAAGGCTGCGAAGTCGGCGCGCCAGCGGCGCATCTCTCCTGCGACCTCCTCACTGGGTGCCTGGGTCTCGAACCGCTCGCGCAGTCCTTTGGTAGCCATCAGCGGGTGCTCCGTTTCTTCGTGGTGGTGGTCGGTTTCCGCGCCGCGGGGACCGCGGCGGGCTCGGGTCGCTCCGGCTTCACGGCGAGCCGGGCGAAGAACTTGAATGTGACGAGGGTGAGGATCGGCCAGGCGGCGATGAACGCCGCGCCGAACCAGTGCGCGAGCGCCGGCTCGGCGGGCATCTCCTCGACGGCGTGCACGAAATTGATCGCCGCGGCGGCGACGGTGAGCAGGATCGCGACCGCCCAGGGGGCCATGGTCGACTCGTGCCGGCGCCGGAACACGAGGATCATCGGGGTGAGCACGACGAGCGGCAGTTCCAGGATGCAGGGGATGATCCACCAGAGCTGCTCGGGCAGCGGGGTGTACACGCCGAACGCACGCTGGAAGGCGAAGCTGGCGGCGAAGGTGAAGATCGGCAGCAGCAGCGAACCGGCGAGCACGCCGTAGAACACATGGATGTTGTCCGGGTTCACCCGGGCGGCAGCGCCGGTGCGGCGCTCGCGCGGCGGCTTCCGCTTCAGCTGCTCCAACTCGCCGCGGAGCTCGCCGATCGCAACGTCGACGCTGGCAAACGACGCGTTGTAGAGCAGCACCGGGTCCACGGGCGGCTCGTCGAAGGTGCGGGCCGCGCTCGACCACTTGCGGGGGAAGTCGACGTCGCCACGGTCCAGCTCGGCGAGGATCTTGGCGGCGGCGTCCGTCGGCGAGTGCACCTCGTCG